TCCAGGACGGCGACACCATCCGCCTCGCGCCGGGGAAGATCCACACCGTGCAAGGCTCGGTGGATCTCTCGAAGGACATCGTCCCGCTCGAGTTCGGGCAGGCCAACCCCCAGTTCCTGCAGCTCATCGAGATGCTCGTCCGCTTCGGCAACACGGTGAGCAACACGCCGGAGGTGCTCTCGGGCGAGAGCGGCAAGAGCGGCGAGACCGCGCAGGGCATCAGCGCCCGCATCGAGCAGGCGACGAAGATGCTCAGCGTCCCCACCCAGAAGTACGCCGACTTCGTCACGCAGGTGCTCATCAACAACGCCCTTCTGAACGCGATCTTCCTCGAGGACGTCGAGTGGTTCAGCGTGAACAATCACGACCCCGCCGTCGGCGCCATGGGGCAGCAGACGTTCTCCGTCGGGCGTGACATGTACGACCGCCCCTACGACGTCGAGTTCTCCGCCGACCTGAAGTTCACGAGCACCTCCCAACGCATCAGCGAGGCCGATGCGCTCGTCCAGATGCCGAACGCCGTGCCCGAGCTCGCGCAGAACTTCGCCTTCAAGTACGCGGTCATCTCGAAGAGCCTCGAGGCGCGTAATCGCTACGACCTCATCGGGCTCCTCGGCGCGCCGCCCCCGCCCCCGCAGCAATTCGGCGTGCCGACGAGCCCGCCCATGCCGCCCCCCGGCATGGCTCCGCCCGGAGCACCTCCCGGCGCAGGAGGCCCGCCCCCGGGACCTGCCGCGCCGGCGCAGCCGCGCCCCGCGCCGCCCGCCAACCAGCAACAGAGAGGAGCCGCGTGACCCCCACCGTCGGACGCATCGTCCACTACACCGACCGCAGCACGCTGAAGGTCTACGCCGCGATCGTGACGGAGGTTACCCCAAAGGCTGGCGAGTACCCCGTCGACGAGGAGGACTTCGGCATATCACTGAAGGTGTTCCTCCCCGAGGGGCTCTTCGACATGCCAGCCGTCCCCTACTCGCCGGCGACGCCAGGGACCGACGAGGCTCGGGGGCACTGGGCATGGCCGGGGCGTGCGTGACCTCGACCTGTTCGAGCAGTACCTGCTGCGCCTGCGGCAGGAGTGCCTGCAGCTCGGCCACGGGCACGCGCTGAAGGCGGAGCCCGACCTCACACAGATTGTCGTCCTCGCTCATGAGGCAGAACTCATCGAGCGCATTAGGGGCGCCCTGAAGGAGCTGGAGACAGACTCGGGGCAATTCATCAGGAGCTATCTCACATGACAGACATGCATCGCGTGGTCATCAGCAAGACTGACCTCGAAGAGTACGAAGGGAAGGGTTACCGCCGCGCCGAGGGCGAATCGCTCGCGGCGCACGTCGGCGCCGGCTGGACTCTCTTGCCACGCGAGGATCGCGATGCGCTCTGCCTCGTCGAGATCGACAAGGACAAGCACCAGGCGCAGAACTCGCCCCCGCGCGCGTTCGTCGTGCACCAGCGCTGTCAGTTCGTGGTCGTGGGCGCGGAGCTGTTCAAGCTCGACGTGCTCGAACGAGGCGACGCCAACACGCTTACCGCCTCGGCGGAGTTCGATGAAGGTCCCCGCTGGTACCCGAGCGCTCACCTCGGGGAGGACGCCCGCCAGGCGGTCGCCATCGCGCGGCCGGCGATCACCCAGGCCATCGCCGAGCACCGGCGCGTCGCCGATGAACTCGAATCCTTCCTCATCGGCATGGAGGCTCTGTGACATCGGCACGACCCATCTACTCGTTTCCCGAACCCGAGAAGACGAGCGCCTGGCGCCCGGAAGAGCGCGGCGAGCAGCCCATCGAGTTCCGTGATGCCGAGTACGAAAAGGCCATCGCGAGAACGAAGCTCATCAAGGAACGGATGAGCGGGCCGGGCGTGCTCGGTCTACCGGAGAAGCTCGAAGCCGCTCGCTTCAAACACGGGATCCCGGACGGGTTTTTCCGCTATGCCGCCGGCTTCGACCGCATCTTCGTCTTTCCGCTCGACCCTTTCGACGCGGATGAGAAGATCCCGGGCACGAGCCTGTTTCGTCCGCAGCTCACGAAGCAGAAGGACATGCAGGAGGGATTCCGGGGCGTGCTGCTCAGCGCAGGGCTCTCGGCGATGGACCGCTTGATGAGCCACGGGTATGAGCTCGGCGATATCGTGATGACGAACAAGAACGTCCCCTTCGCTCGCCGCATGGAACTGCTCGGCGGTAGTGAGCCCATGTTCGTTCTCGTCATGCGCGACGGCGACCTCGCCGGCAACGAGACGCTGCAAGACGACATCCGCGCCGGCCGTCGCCGCGTGGTCGACGTGGGCGGCGACGGCGCCTACAGCCACCAGCTCGCCGAGCCTCGCGACGGCGAGTGGACGGCGCGCAAAAAACAGTCGGTCTACGTGAACGATACCTGGTGAGGTGAACGATGAGCGGCTTCATGCAAGGCGACCCCGATAGGCAGAGCGTCACCGTTCCGTTCTCGGATGACGAGAGCGTGAGCGACGACCAGCTCATCACCGAGGAGGACAAGCCCACCGACTCCGTCGAGGAGCGCAAGAGCCGGAAGGCACGCCGGCAGGAGCGTCTTCAGGGCATCATTCAGCAGGGGAAGAAGAACGCCGAGGAGCTCGAGGCGGAGCGCAAGAACAGCGCCGAGCTGCGCGAGCGGCTCGCGCGCCTCGAGGGCGCTGTCGTGGCTGGTCAGCAGCGCCCGCCGCCCGCGCCTGCCGACGGCAAGGACGAGTTCGAGCGCGAGCTCGACGGCATCTACGCCGAGCAGACGACCGCGTACCAGGCGGTCAAGGACGCGGTGAAGGCCGGCACCTTCGACGACAAGACGCAGGCGCACTATGAGCGCGTCGCGCGCGACATCGAGGCGCGCAAGGCGGACGTGCACACGCGGCGAGCCATCGCGCGATCCGAGCCCATTCGCCAGCAGAACCAGGCGCAGCAGGTCTGGGTGCAGAAGTACCCCGAGGTCTACCAGAACCCGCGAGCCTTCCAGTACGCGCAGGGCAAGGCGCAGCAGCGGGCCGCGCTCGGCGAGCAGATTACCGCGCAGACGGTGGACGAGATCATGACCGAGACGATGACGACGTTCAAAATCGGCGCGAAGCCCGCGCCCTCGCAGAGCGATCGGGCGAAGCTCAGCGGCATGCCGGCGAGCGGCAGCGGCGGAGGCGGCGCGCCTGCCGGCGTGACGCTCACGCCGGCGATGCGGCAGATGGCCATCGCCGCCTACGACCACCTGCCGGAGGCGGAAGCGATCAAGGCGTGGACGAACAAGACCGGCAGAAGACTGCGAGAGAAGAAGGTCGTGTGACGAGCAACCTCGAACGCGAGGCGATCCTCTTGCAGAACGAGCTGCTACGCGAGCCGCGCTTCGCGGCTGCCCGCGCTCGGCTGCATCGCTGCTGCGTGTGTGCGCGCCGGCGCTGCAAGGATCGCGAGGCGTGTCGCGAGGAACGCGACCAGTGGGCACGGACGAGATGGGACGCCATCATCCCGGAATCCTTCGGGGATGGCGTCGTCGTTGGCAGGCGCATCTTCGCCGGACCAGATCCTGACACTTGACTGACAGCCGGCCGTCTGCTTCCCTGTAGCGCGACAACACCCGGCGGCTCGTCACCCACGACGCGCCCGTCTGAACCCAGTGGGCTTCAGACGGAGCAGTCTTGGCGGAAGCGACGGAGCAGGCGACGGGCAAGGGGAAGGGCGTTCGGCGTGAGGATCCTCCGCCGCGGCCCGTAGAGCAGGTCGCCAACCGCGGCTTTCTCGCCGACTCCGACGGCACGAAGCACTTCGTGTGGGTGAGCGAGGTCAACGACCCGACGCTCAACGTCGGCTCGTATCTGGCGCAGGGCTACAAGGTCTCCCAGTACGACCCCGACGAAGCGAAGCCGACCGTCGGCTACAACGAGTACAAGCAGGGGGATCCCATCAAGGCGATGGGGATGGTGCTGATGGAGATCCCGGTCGAGCGCAAGCGCGCGCTCGATGAGCAGGGCTGGAAGCGTGCCGACGCGATCCAAGAGACCATCCGTCAGCGCGACATCGACCCGCTCTCCGCGCAGGAGCAGGCGGGCTTCCGGGGGATCAAGAGCGTGCGCGCCGAAGGCGACGACCGGCGCAAGTGGCAGTTCTGAGCGAGGCATAGATGGCGAATACACACAGGTACGGCTTCCGCTTCGCGCGGAGCTTCGACGGCAACGAAACGCCGACGACGATCACGAAGCCGATCGCGACCGCCTACGCGCCGAATACGGGAGCGGACGGCGCGGGCGGCACGGCGGTAAACCTCAACATCGGCGACCCCGTTCAGCTGCTCAACGACGGCACGGTGCGCCTCGTGCAGCCGGGGCAGGCGGCGGACGGTAGCGACATCGACGACCGGGTGTATGGCATCGTCGCGGGCTTCCCGCGCGTGATGATCGGCGGAGCGCCGCGCCCGAACGGGTTTTACCCGAGCGGCACCGCCTACACGGGCGACGACCAGCAAACGCTCTGCACCATCATTCCCGTGCACAACAACATCTTCGAGATCGACTGCGACACGACGGGGCAGCCGACGACGAAGGCGGCGTGGCAGTCGCTGGTGGGCACCGCGAACTTCATCTACAGCGTGCTCACGAGCGGCATCGGCGCGCCCAAGGCGAACCCGCTGTTCGACATCAGCGACCACAACGAGACGACCGAGACCAACCAGCTGCGTGTCGTGGGGCTCAGCAAGCGGTTCGACGCTCAGGACCCAACGAGCGAGTTCGTGGCCCTAGAGGTCGTCTTCAATGCGCAGCAGATCTTCCCGGTCGTTATCGGTGACATCGCCGCAGACGACAACGTGCTCGCCATCCAGCCCGCCGTCGGCAACCTGGAAGCCCCATGAAGCGCCTGCTGTTGGCGGCGCTGTTGGCGGCGTGTACGGGACAGAATATCGACGAGAACTTCGTCTCGCAACACGGCGCCCTCTTGGCGCGAGTCACGTGTTCGGAGGGCGTCGACGCTGCACCGACGAATGGGCGGTCGTACGTGTACGACGCTCTGATGTTCTTGGATGGGAGCGTGCTCGTGAGCGTGACGCACGGACATAGGGACTCTCGCTTCTACGAGAGAAGCAACGTAGCGAGGGCGCATGCGCAAGTCGCCCCCGCGGGGTACGCCACAGATTGCGCGGGCCCCGCGACGGTCATCGAGATCAACAGCGGGAGCCTTGAGTTCATCGACTGCACCGGCGGCCCACCACAGGTCTACACCGTGACACATAGTGTGGACTTGGACACTGAATGCTCGGGCTTCAACAAGAGCCTGTTCGATTGAGAGAATGCCATGAGTGAGATTTTTACCAGTACCGCGGCGCTCGCCCTCAAGGACACGCTCGAGGACATCGACACCGACGAGCACGGATCCGAAGGCAGCAAGGCTGTCTTCAACAAGTGGATGACCGTCAAGAACATGACGGACAACTACATCGAGTACTACGAGATCGCCGGCGGCGGTCTCGCAGGCGAGAAGCCCGAAGGCGAGAGCATCCCGGTCGGGACCATCGTCGAAGGCCCGCTCACTCGCTTCAACGCCCGCACCTACGGTCAGCGCATGATCGTGAGCGAAGAGGCGCTGGAGGACATGAAGTACGACAAGGTCATCCAGGCCGCGAAGCGCAACAACCGCTCGCTCTGGAAGCTCGTCGACTTCGACGCGACCCTCATCCTGGTGCGCGCCGCGAACGCGGCCTTCGTCGGCGGCGATGGGCAGCCCCTCGCGAGCACGGCGCACGTGCTGCCCGGCGGCGGCACCTACGCGAACATGTTCCCCTCGGCGCAGTTCTCGCCGAGCAAGGCCGCGCTCGTCATCGCGACGGCGCAGCTCATGCAGCAGGTCGGCCACGACGGGCTCATCGACGGCGTCGAGGCGAAGAAGGCCGTGTTCCCCGTGCAGCAATGGGGGCTCTGGCGCGAGCTGCTCGGCTCGAGCTACGACCCGACGCCGGGCGCGTTCAACGCGATCAACGTCGTCAATCGCGACCTGAACCTCACCCCGGTGCCAGTCAAGTACTGGAACACGACCACGACCAACTGGGGCCTCATCACCGACGCCGAGCTCGGCATCATGTGGTTCTGGCGGCGCAAGCCCAAGAGCAACACCTGGGTGACCGAGGACAAGACGATGATGAACTACGGCATCACCGCTCGGTGGTCCCGCGGCTGGGTGAACCCCCGCGGCTTCTTCTTCTCGAACGCCTGAGGTCTCCGATGGCTGGCAAGTATTGTCCCCCGGGGACGAAGTCCTCGAAGAAGGGCGGCAAGGAGGCTCCGATGCCGAAGCCGCCCAAGGCCCCGAAAGGCGGTAAGAAGTGACCACCCCGTTCTACTCGAGCGTCGATTCGATCCAGGTGCCCACGGGCACGTGGATCAAGCCGGGCGGGCGCGTCGCTGCCTACGTGCGGAGCACGGGGCTCCAGGAGGGCGACGACCTGTTTGCGATGAGCGGCAACCTCGTCGCGAGCATCAACGAAGGCTGCAAGCGCTGCCGTTCGGGGATGAACGACATCGTCTACGTCCTGCCGGGCCACACCGAGAGCTTGGCGGTGGCGGACGCGATCCCGGACCTCGTCGCGGGCACGCAGATCGTGAGCTGCGGGCAGCCGGGCTCGACGAATAACCCGACGCTGACGTGGACGGCGACGGCGGCCTCGCTGCTGCTGAACGTCGCGAACGTAGGGCTGCATGGCCTGACTCTGAACTTCGCCGGCGTCGACAACGTCGCCGCGCCACTCACCATCAGCGCCGCAGGCTGCGTGGTGAACGGCTGCAACATCTCGACGGAGACCGCTTCGCTCGGCGCGCTCAAGGGCATCGAGATCACCGCCGGTGGTTCGGGCGCCAAGGTCGTGAGTAACACGTTCCTTGCGCTCGGCGAGGCACAGCCCATGACCAGCGCCCCGGTGCTGATCTCGGGCGCGGCCGACAACGTCCTGGTTGCCGACAACTACATCTCGGCGGCGAACCCAGGGACGAGTGTCCTCGGGCTCATCGCGGTCACGGCGGCGGCGACGAACCTCCGCATCCTGCGCAACATCCTCATCCAGCTCGAGACGGCGGGCACCGCGCTCTTCGGGGTCACGGTCGGCGACGTCGCGGCGAGTGGCGTCATCGCCTACAACCTGCTCAAGGTAGGCTCGGACGTCACGCTGACGACCGCGTTCGCTTCACAGGTTGGCACGGCGGGGCTCGTCGCGGTCGCACAGTTCGAAAACTACGCCTGCGACGCGACGAACACGCAGGGCGCGATCCGCCCCGCAGCGAGTTCTTGATGGGAGACGAATGGGCCGCAGCGTACCGCGCAACATCGATCGGAAGGGCGAGCACCTGTCGCGTTGCGACGTGTGCGGCACGCCATTCCTGCGCAGCGCGCTGCGGCGGGGGCGTGACGGCCTGCTCCGTTGCGAGGACGACCGCCCGGGGCGCGACGAGCTCACGCTCGCGGAGCTGACGAGCAACCGCGCCGCAGCGCTCAGCCAGCGCCTCGGGATGACGGCGCCCGCCGACGGCGCCGTCCCCGACGTCGACAGTCAGGGGCGGCCCTCGTCGAGCTCCTCCTACACCGGCCCGGCGCGCCGCTACACGGCGGACGACGTCTACAACGGCGACGTGCCGACGGGGTTCTGATGAGCGCGCTCAAGGTGCTATCGCTCCCGGTCGACGCTCGACCGCGCATCGTCGAGCTGCTCGAGGAGCTGCTCGCGAAGGCGAAAGAGGGCAGGGTCACGGGCATCCTCGTCTTGCACGAGGACGACAAGGGTGAGTTCGAGCACCGCCGCGACGGCCTGCCCGATAACCAGATCGTGTTCAGCATGGAGCTCATCAAGCGGCGCCTACTCGCGGGGTACGAGTGACCGTCGCGACGACTCCCTCGCCCGCGGTGAGCATCAACGAGCTCATCCTGCTCGCCTACAAGCGCGCGGGGGTGCTGCCCGTCGAGGCGCGCCTGTCGGGCGCGAACATGACACCGAAGCTCGAGCACGGCCGCCAAACGCTCTCGCTCATCCTCGATGCCCTGGCGACCGAGGGCTTCATCGCACGCACGAGCACGTTCCACGACTTGCAGCTCGTCGCCGGCGAGCCCTACTACACGCTGCCGAACGACGTGCTCGACGTGCACGGCGACGCGATGATGGTGCCGGCGGATAACCCCGACACGAAGTTCACGAGCGGCGAGCTCGTCTGCAAACAGATCGATCTGTTCAAGTGGAGCACGCTCACGGTGAAGGGGTCTATCTCGACCCGCCCGCAGCTCTACTGTGTCTTTCGCCACGGGGCGCTCGTGAACCTCCGTTTCTGGCCCGTGCCGAGCGAGGCCGGGGTGATGCGGCTCGCCATCACGCGGCTCCTCGGCGGCGCTCAGACGGGCACGAAGAGCGCCGATCTCGAGCGCTTCTGGTACGACTGCCTCGTCTGGCAGCTCGCCTACTACATCGCGGTCGACACCTCGATGCCGCCGGACCGCGTCTCGCTCCTCGCCGGCATCGCCGAGTCGAAGAAGAGGCAGTGCGTAAACTTCTCCTTCGAGCACACGGGCGGGCCCCAGGCGGTCGTCGAGTACGACACGCAATGGAGCGCGTGAGATGTGGCGCGCTTCGGAACCGACCGCTGCGGTAGCTGCCTGCGGGAAAGGGGGCTCGTAACGTGCCCACTGCCCCGATCCCCTTTGCCCCGTCGCTCGAGACGAGCAGCGAGCCCATTAGCGGCGCCAGCAGCGAGGCCTTCAACGTCATCCTCGACGCCCGGGGTGTCCTCCGCAAGCGACCTGGTCTCGCTGCCTACACGGGTGTCGCTCCCGCTACTTCCGTCGACGCGGCGGGGGTGCTCGGGCTGTACCTCACGGAAAGCAAGGTAGCCCACACGAGCGGCACGCCCACCGTGAGCGGCACGCACCCTGGCGTGCTCTATGCGGTGGGAGCCACGGTGAACGCCTCCGGTGGCGGGCACAACGCGGGGCGCAACGTCTATCGGATCGCCGGCGGTGTGGCCACCTTAGTGGGCACGGGCGCGGCGGACGAGGATCGCCTGGCAACGCCTGCAGCCATCGCCACAACGCGGTTCCCCAGGCCTGTGTTCGCCGAAACCGAAGCATTGCTCGTCATCGCCGGCGGCGCCGAGGTTGGCAAGGTCGACATCCGCCCCGAGCTCTTCTCCGCGCCGAACTTCTCTTCGAACGCCGATTACCACGAGATGAGCTTTCTCGGCGGCTGCCCGCCGCTGGCGAGCCACGTGCTCGGCAACAGCTCCCGCATCCTCGCCAACGACACGCAGCTCGATCAGACCAAGCTCCGCTACTCCGACATCAGCCAGGGCATCGTCGACTTCGTCGGGCACGAGACGTGGTCGCCCTCCCCCGGCAGCGCGGGGTTCTTCACGGCGGAGGCGCGACCCGACTCGATCGTCGCGTGCGCCGAGAACACGAACGACATCTTCGTCTTCGGGCGGACGAGCCTCCAGCTCTTCTCGCCCGACACGGCCGTCACCTTCGCCCCCAGCATCACGCGCGAGGTCGGCTGCCTCGCGGCGTACTCGCCGGTGAAGGTCGACGACCGCTACGTGTGGCTCGACCACCTCACGCGCATCGTCATCAGCGACGGGCGCGAATGGGAGGACGTGGGCAAGCCCGTGCAGGCGACGCTCGATGCGCTGTCGGCGCCGAGCGAATGCTACGGCTACCGCTACACCGAGAGCTTCGCCGACTGCGTCGTCTTCCGCTTCGAGACGGACGAGGAGACGCTCGTCTTGCAGCCCGGCATCGGCTGGGGGCGCTGGGCGCTGCACGACGCGCTCACCGACGAGTTCTCGATGTTCCCGGTGGTGAGCCATCACCTCCGGCAAGACGGAGGCCTCAATGTCGTCGGGCTCGCGGATGGCACCATCCGGATCCTGTCGCTCGACGCGGGCACGGACCTCGGCGAGGCCATCGTCGCCTACGTGCGCTCGGGATTCCTCGACCGGGAGAGCCCGAACCGCAAGCGCACGACGGCCGTGCATCTCACGCTCAAGCGGGAAGCAGAGCTGTCGCGCAATGTCGTCTGCTACCTCGAGTGGCGCGACGACCTATCGGACGAGTGGAACGAGGTCGCCATCGAGCTCTCGGTCGAGGACGGCAACCTCGACCCCGTCATCCCGCTCTACTCGCTCGGCGTCTACCGCCGGCGGCAGTGGCGGTTCCGGTTCCCCGACGAGAAGGGCCTCTTTCTCGTGCGCGCGACGGAGACGTTCGATGACCTCGGCAGCTGAAGGAGTGGCGCATGGGCCTCGGTGACTTTTTCAACGACTTCAACAAGACGATGCTCGGGCCAACGGGTGGTCTCGGATCGCTGCTCGGGATGGGCGACGCCGAAGAGAACTTGATGGCCAAGATCCCGGTCGTCAACGCGCTCACCGGCGCGCAGTCGGACACGCAGAAGGCGCTGCTCAAGAAGCAGGAGCAGCTCGCGGCCGAGGCGAAGCAGCAGCAAGAGCGCAACGCGAAGATGCGGATGCAGGCGCTCGGGCAGAGCATGCTCGCCTTCAATCCGCAGAACCAGATGATGGCCCAGATGTTCGGGCCGCAGGCGGCGTTTAGCCCGCAGCAGTTCGGACAGATGGCGAGCGATCCGGGCGCGATGAGCGCGGAGGCGTTCTCGAACGCGCGTGAGCAGAGCCTGCGCACGGGGCAGCCCATGGGTGTGAGCCAGCAAGACATGCAGCGCATGCGTGAGAACGAGGCGCGCAAACGTCAGATCGCGCAACAGATGACGCCGCTCGGGCCAGGCCCCGCGCCGCTTCGTCTGCCGGCGCCGCAGCAGAGCAGGAGGTTCTAATGCCGACCTACCACCTCAACGATCCGAACTCGGGCCTCACGGGCATCGACAAGGACGGGCTACCGAACCGCAGCGCGCAGCGCCCGAACGCATCCACGACGAGCAGCTACAACCCGAACCTCTCGTCACAGACGGCGATGAGCGCGATGGGGACGGGCTACACGCCGCAGCTCAACCAGCAGAATTGGGGCGGCGCAGAAGCGGCGTTCGCGCCTCGCCCCCCGTTCCAGAACCCGGGCAACAACCTCACGAATCCGGGCTACGACGAGCAGGCGTTCCTCTACATGCAGAACCGTCTGCTCGAGGACCCGTCGGCGGGGATGCTGCAGACCCAATACAATAACCTGCAGAACCCGAGCACGGGTGAGCGCTACATGAACCAGAACCTCGGCTCCCTCGATGGGCCGGGGATGGGCGAGCAGTACTGGAACCAGGTTCAAGGCCAGTACATGGATCCGTTCGCCGGCGAGCAGTTCGCGCGCCAGCAGGCGCAGCAGTTCGGGGCGAGTGGCCCCGCGAGCGCCTTCTACAACCAGGCGATGGGGCAGTACGACCAGTTCACGAACTACTCGGGGCCCCAGAACACACAGAACCAGTATGGCGCGACGCAGGGCGAGCTCGCCGGGGGCAGCGCGGGTGAGCGTGGCCTCGGACAGATCGCCGGCGGCTACGCGCAGAACGGCACCTACAACGGCGCGAACAACGCGGCTGGGCAGTACGCCCAGAGCTCGGCGAGCATGGCGGGCGGCACGCAGGGCGAGCGCGGGCTCGGGCAGCTCGCCTCCCAGTACGGCAACATCGGCCAGTACCAGGGCGGCAACCAAGCCATGGGGCAGTACCAGCAGAACGCCGCGAGCGGACCGATGGCAGCGCAGCAGTTCTACGACCAGGTCGCCGGCAGCTACGGCTCGATGGGTCAGTATAGCGATCCGAACCTCGCCGCTGGGCAGTACGCCCAGACGCAGCAGGCCTTCGGCGATCTGCCCATCGCGAACTTCGACCCGTTCTACGACCGGGCGCGGCAGCTCGGCGTGCAGGACTACAACCGGCAAGCCGCCGGGCGCGGCGTCTACGGATCGAGCGAGGCCCTCTCGGGCGTCGGCAACGTGATCACCGACATCGAAGCGCAGCGGGCGAATCGCTCCTTCGACGCGGAGATGCAGCGAGCGCAGGAGCAGCGCGCGCGGCAGGAGCTGCTCGGTAACCAGGCGCGCATGGGCGATCTCTCCTCGCTCGCCGCGTTCGGGGCGAACCTGTCGGGGCTCGAAACCTTCGGGGGGCTCGCCAACAACGCGGGCAACCAGACGCTCGCGCAGCAGACGATGCTCGGTAACCAAGCCCGTAGCGCCGATCAGACCGCGCTCGACGCGTTCAATTCGAACCTCGCCGGCGTCAACACCTTCGCCAACGTGAACCAGGCGATGGGCGGCCTCGAGATCGACCGCAACAACTCGCTCGCGAGCATGGCGCGCAACGCCGACATCTCGGGCACGGACGCCTTCCGCGCGAACCTCGAAGGCGCCCAGACGTACGCGAACATCAACGACCAGCTCGCGAGTCAGGCGCTCGACCGTAACCAGCTGCTCGGTAACCTCGCCAACCAAGCGGACTCCCAGGCGCTCGCCGCGCAGAACACGAACCTCGCCGGGATGCAGGCGTTCGGTAACCTCGCGGGGCAGGCGGATTCGAGCGAGCTCAACCGGTTCAATTCGCGCAACGACGCGATGCTCGCCGCCGATCAGATGCAGCTCAACCGGATGAACTCCGGCGCCGATGTCGCGTTCCGCGGCGACGACAGCCGGCGCGCGGACTACCAGTCGAGCATGGGCGCGGCGCGCGACGTGGCGAACCTCGGCATGGACCGCAACCGCCAGGCCGCCGACATCGCCAACCAGATGAGCGCCAACGATCTGAACCGCTTGAATTCCACGATGAACGCAGCGGGCCAGGCGGAGAACAGCCGGCAGGGTCGGCAGAACTCGGCGCTCAACGCAGCGGCGGGCTACTCGGGGCAGGTGCAGAACGCCATCTCGAGCGCGATGCAGAACTTCATCCAGGGCGGGCAAGGCGACTGGGAGAACTTCGCGACGACCCAGCTCGCCCCGGCGCTGCAGGCGATGGGCATGGAGCAGAAGCAGATCGACGAGCTCACCAAGACCCTCGGCTCGGTGCTGCCGGCCATCATGGGGGGAGGCTGAGCCATGGCGCTGAACCCTCAGAGCCTGCTCGCGCAGCTCTCGCCTGCCGTGGGCATGGATCTCTCGGGCATGTTCGGCGGCGGGCAGCAGGGGATCGCCCGCCAGCAGCTCGCGCTCGCGCGCGAGAAGTTCGAGGAAGAGAAGCGTCAGGCGAAGGAGCAGGCCGAGCTCGACAAGCTGCGCGCCGCGGGGCAGGAGGCGCAGCGCGCTGCTCTCGCCGAGCGCGAGCGGCTCGACCGAGAGGCAGCGGCAGGGGCGACGCTGCTCGAGGAGCGGCAGAAGGGCGCGCTCAAGTATTCGGAGGCGATCCAGTCGGGGCAGCCCGACCAGGTCGAGGCGCTCATCCCGTACCTCGAGTCGCTCGGCTCGGGCGTTGACATCGCGCGGGGCGCGGGGCTGCCGTCCTACCGGTTCCACATGGACGCGGCAGCCGACCGCGACAAGGGCTGGGAGACGGCGTCGCGCCCGATCGATCAGGGCGCGTACGACGAGACGCCGCCCCCGCTCGCGCCGGCGCCGACGCCGGGGGCGACGGGCACGCGCACCGACATGCAGGCGCTCGCCGCCGACCGGCTCTCGCGCCTCGGCCCGGCCTTCCAGAGCATCGTCGAGGCGCACCCGCTCGACTACCAGGGCGCGGCCGCGAAGGCAGCCGAGGGCGTCAAGACGATGAACCTCCCCGCCGACAAGGCGCTCACCGAGCTCCGCATGCAGCTCGGCGGTCCCATCGAGCTCATCAAGGCGCAGCTCGAGGCGGACGCTCAGAAGGAGCAGTACGACGACAAGAAGGTCCTCACGCCGATGGAGGTGAGCACGCTCCGCTCGCGCGGCGAGAACTCGGCGCAGGCGCTCGCGAAGGAGATGGGCGTTGCGGACGCGGCTCGCGCGATCACGGTCTCCGACGAGGTGCTCGACCTCATCGAGGACGGGGTCCCCGAGAACGACACGATGATCGCGGGCTCGCTCCTGAGCCTCCAGGACATCAAGGGCATCCCGAGCGACAAGGATCTCGCCATGGCCTTCGGCATGGACAAGGCGAGCACCATCACCCAGATCCTCGACTTCATCGGGACGAAGGTGAAGGGCGGGTTCCAACCCGAGCAGCGCGAGGCCATCAAGTCTTTCGTCAAGCGGGTCACCGAGACGCAGCGGCAGAAGGCCTACGACTACCTCGACTCGACCTCGCGCGCGGGCGATCTCGACGACAACGAGCGCCGAGGCTACCTCGGCGGCGTCGAGCGCGCGGTGCCGGGCTGGCTGCGGCAGGAGTACGAGGAGGACCGCAAGGGCAGCAAGAAGGGCGCAGCCTCGGGCAAGGGCGCGCAGTACGAGCCGAGCCCGGTCGAGGGCGACTTCGAGCGGGACCTCGAAGGGCTCGCGCTCGAGAGCGATCTCGACCCCGAGAAGATCCGGCGCATCATCGGTTCCGAGAGCGGCGGCAAGGCGAGCGCACGCAACGCCGACAGCGGCGCGACGGGGCTCATCCAGTTCCTGCCGAGCATCGCGGAGGAGCTCGGCACGAGCACCGAGGAGATCGGGAAGATGACCGCCGCCGAGCAGCTGCCCTTCGTGATGAAGTACCTCTCGGACCGCGGCATCACGAGCGAGAGCCCGCCCGAAGACTACGCGATGGCCGTCGCGGCGCCGGCCTTCATCGGCAAGCCGGCGGAGACTGTCGTCTACCCGAAGGGCTCGAAGGCCTGGGAGCAGAACCCCGCGTGGCGCCCGCCGGGCGGCGGCGACATCACGGTCGGGAGCATCCAGGCCTACTACGACCGCGGCAAGGGCAAGAGCGCGGCCGCGCCGAAGGCGGCGCTGCCCGAGCCGACGACGGCAGCGGAGCGCCGCATGCGTGAGCTCATGGAACGGGAAGGAGGCCGCTGATGGCGCTGTCGGCAGAGGAGCTGCTCGAGCTGAAGAAGGCGCTCGACACCCCGGGGGCCATCAAGGACGAGGCCTACCGGACGTGGGCGCTCGAGCAGGTACAGGGCGCCGAGGACACGCAGCTGTCGGGCTGGGCGGGCGCCGGAGGCACGCGCGCCGACAGCGCGGCGCCGGCGCCCGGAGCGCTCGGGGTCAAGGGCATCATCGGGCAGGAGCAGCCCCCCGACGAGGCGGAAGCGCTCGCCGCACAGCTCGACCCGCGCTTCGACCTGATGCCCCAGGTGCTCGCGCTCCAGCCGGCGACGACCGATCCCGACGGGGACGCCGCCGCCGAGCAGAAGGCGAAGAGCGGGCAGGCGGGCGATGTCGCCTACGCGTACGAGCCGCCCGTGTCGGTCGTGCAGAAGCAGCTCATCGAGAACCCGGCCTTCCTCCGGGCGATCCGCCCGAGCACGCCGCCCGGGCTCGACGAGATCGGGGCCCTGAACGAGACGAGCCCGCTCTACCAGGACGCGGCCAACTACTTGTGGCGCAAGACCGCCGAGGCCGCAGCTCAGAGCGGGCGCACCGTCTACCGCTACTCGCAAACGCCCTGGCTCTGGGGCGATCAGGGCAAGGGCGTTGTCGACCAGCTGGCGCTCAAGCTCGGGGGCGCGGGGCAGCCGCTGCTCGACGCGAGCCATGCGCTCGTGATGGGCGTCGACGACACGGCCGCGCTCGGCGCTGGGCGCTCGGCGATGGAGACGGCGACCCCCAAGACCCACATGAACGTCGGCGCGGGGACCGACTACATGGGCATCAACGAAGACGCCGAGCAGAGCACGAAGGATCTGAACCGCTGGACCGCGGAGCAGAACCCGCTCGAGTACGGCGGGGGGCAGGTGCTCGGGATGCTCGCGCCGTGGGGCGCCGCCGAGAAGCTCTTCCAGGGCGTGAGCGCGGGGGGAAAGTTCATCGTCGACGCGATCGCCAAGACGCGGCTCGGCGCGCTCGCGAGCAAGGCGCCAACGGCGCTGAAGGTGGCGGGGCGCACCGCGGGGGACGCGGCCGCCGGCGGGGTTGCCACGGGCCTCGAGGAGGCGGGGCAGCAGGCGGTCGACATGGGCGCCGACGCTGCGCAGACGGGACAGGCGCCGTCGCTCGACCGGCTCGCGGCGGCGGGGCAGAGCGCTGTCGACACGCTCGGGTCGGGCGCGGCCTACGCCGCCGGCGGGAGCCTGCTCCAGCAGGGCGCGCGTGGTGGGGCGGAGGCGATCCGGGATTCGGAGCGGTTCGAGGGCAAGGTGCGCCGGGCGGAGCCGAACCTCGACACGGGGCTCACGACGACCGCAACCGGGCTCCGGCTCGGGGGCGAGGCGAAGGGGCTCCAGCGGCAGGCGCGGCAGGAGGGGCTCAAGTCGCCGACGGACATCATCGCGAGCGAGATCGCGCCGCCCATCCGCGACAAGGCCGCAGAGAACACCCGGCGCGCCGAGGGCGCCGCTCGCGCGAGCCGGTCGAACTACTACCAGACGCCCGAGGGCTCAGCGCCCGAGGGGATGACGCACCTGCAGCAGCAGAGCCTCGAGTCGCTCCGCGACCATTACCAGCCCGAGCCGGGCGGTACGCTCCGGGCGATCGACGACAAGGGGCGCCCCGCTCAGAAGGTCTTCAACAGCCTGGTGCAGGACGTGTCGACGTCGCCCGTGGACGGCGCGTTGAAGCTGTCGCCCGAGGAGGCGGCGGAGTTCCTCGGGCCGCGCCTGCGGCACAAGCTCGTCAAGGACGACATCGAGGCCGCCGGCGCGCGGGCGGCGGATGCGCCCAAGGTCGATATCGATCGAGCCGCGTACCTGAAGACGATCAAGGACAGCCGGGCGCGGTCGGCTGCCGACGAGGAGATCGAGGCAGCCATCGAGGACATCGTCGGAGACCGAACCCCGACGGCGGCGGCTCGCGCGAAGGCGGAGCAGACGGTGCTGCGAGAGCTGGTCGAAGAGGCGAGCTTCGCGGAGGCGAACGGGCCGCTCGGCGACTACCTCCGGCAGCGCGGCATCGATGCGGTCTACGTCTCGCCCCGCGCCTACGACGCGCGCCGGGCGGACACGCTCATCGAGGGGCTCGGCGACAGCGACCTCGCAAAGGCGGCCGAGCTCGATCGGCGCCGCCGCCCGATGGGCGGCAAGAAGGGCGGGTACGCCGAGGAGCTGAAGAAGAGCGACGCAGCCATCGACAAGGCGAAGGGCGTCGAGAAGCGGGTCGCGCCGGGGGGCGACGCTTTCAGCCCGGTCGCGAGCCTCGGCGAGTCGAGGATGGGAGAGAAGCAGCTGCTCGACGACACGCGCGCGCTCGCCGACCAGGCCGGCGTTCGCCAGCAGCTCGACAAGCTTCGGGGGCTGCAGGACACGCAGGAGATCGTCAACCGGTCGAGGTTCCGCGGGCGTGCGGGGCAGAACCGTGAGATCTGGAACATGCAGAACCAGGTCGACGTCGGGATGCTGCGTGCGCTGCCCGTGCTGAAGTCGCTCGAGGGTCCGCTCGGCGCGCTGCGCGGCGGGGGCCCGGCGCTGCTCGGGCAGGACAGCGCGGCGCCGCCCGGCGAGGCTTCGGCGCGCAGTCGCTACGAAGCAGCGCGCGATCGGCGCCTGAAGGAGCTCGCGGTCGAGCGCGACGACGAGAAGGAAAGACGCGACCGGCGGCGGATGCGCCGCGCGGCAGGGAGATAACGATGCAGACCGTCATCAAGTACATGGACACGGCGTTGCCGCTGGTGAACACGCCAGTCACGCTCTTCAATTCGGCGCTGTCGTTCCCTCCGGGCGGCAGCTTCCACCTGCTCGACCAGCAGTGGTTCCAATACTCGCTGCTCTTCGACGGCGCCGCCGGCAGCATCACGGGCACGATCCTCGGCCAATACTCCGACAACAAGGGCTCGACGTGGACCACGTTCTACACGTCCGGCACGCTCGACGACGACGTCGTCTACGACGACGAGGTCTACGTCGGGATGTACAAGGATGTGCGGTTCATTTTCACGGTCACCGCCGCTACCGAGGTCGCCACCGTGTTCAGCATCAACATGGCGCTGCACGACTGCAAGCCAACGAGCAAGGTCTCGAACGCCGACACCCTCCACAACGACACCGCCATCGCGGCCGAGGTAGCGGTAGACGCGCCATGACGCTCTCACTCGGCGCACGCGCGGCGATGCTCGACGGGTTCGAGGACTACCTGGAGATCGGCTCGGGCACGGCGAACTTCACGCTCTACCAGACGAACACTTCGCTCGCTGTCTTTCCGCTCGCCGCGACTCCGTTCGGCGCGGCCAACCTCGACAGCATCGTTGCGGCGTCCACCCCCATCGGCTCGACAGGGACGGAAGTCGCCGGCGCAGCCAACCGCTTCGTCATCACGAACCAGAACGGCGACGTCGCGGCGAGCGGCTCGGTTGGCGCCATCGGGAGCGGCGCCGACATCGAGACACCGAGTCTCACGGTGACGGCGGCGGCGACGCAGACTCTGAACTCGCTCGTGCTCCGGATGGCCGCCGGTGGCGAGCTCTCGGTGGAGGCGAGCCTCACGCTACAATGAGCATCGCACTCGGTACGCTCTACACGTTCGCCCATGTCTTCCCCAATGACTTGGGCGTCGCCGCCGACCCCGGCGTCGTGAAGTTCTACGCGCGCGAGCACGTCGACGGGACGGAGCTCGAATGGACGTACAACGTCTCGCCCGTCGCGGGCACCCACTACCCGGTGGGGATGAACCCCATCGTGAGGAATAGCGCGGGCAATTACGACCTCGACTACGTCGCGCGCAAGCCCGAGCGCGTGACGGGGTTCTGGCTCGGGACGGGGACCATCTTCGACTCCGTCCAGCAGACGCTCTTCGTGCGGCATGCGGAGAGCGCGACGGTAGATCCGCCGAGTAGCTGATGGCGGATTGCGACGACCGGCAGCTCACCGAGGAGCAGCGCCAGGCGGGCTACCAGAACCAGCGCACGGGAGTGGCCCGTGCGCTGCGGCCGTTCAGCGGCAACCCGACGCTGCCGAACCTGCTCGACTACATCAATCGGGAGCTCGTGCCGGCGGTGCGGAGCACCCGCGATCGGCTCAATGACGTCTACCTGCCGGTCGTCGACAACGCGCCGAGCGCGAACCCGCTCCAGTACTACTTCTCGACGAACACGGCGAACGCCGATCCGACGACGGGGTTCGTGCGACTCGACGCGACGCCGCAGAACACGGCGACGACGGTGCGCGTGAGCGAGACGAACGCGCGACTCGGGGATGCGCGCCCGTGGCTCGAGGTGATGTCGGGCGGGTCGACGACGCCGCTCGGTGTCGTGACGCTCTCCGACGCGGTGAACCCTGCGCGCTTCATCCGATTCGACCTCAATTCGATGACCGACCAGGGCACCTACTGGGACCTTGGTGTGACGCCCATCGAGTCGAGCACCGACGACCCGTTCGTCGACGGCGGCGGCATCGTGATGGGGTTCATCCCGGGGGTCGCGAGCACGGGCACGACGGTGCCGCCCGGTAGCCTCACGCCCATCACTGCGCAGAGCGTGCTCGGTAACCCGACGAGCTCGACGGCCGCGCCGGTCGCGATCGCGCTCAATGACCTCTCGGTGCTCGGGCGAGCGGGCGTGCTCGGCACGAACGTCGCCGGCATCAACGTGCCGGGGACCGGGACGTTCCCGGGCGAGAGCGTGTTCCTGCGGGTCGCGAGCACGCGCCTCGCCATCCAATGGCGTAACTGGACGCTCGTCGACATGCCGGAGATCTCCGACGGGCGTTTCGTCGGGAACGTGTCGGGGGCGACGGCGCGCCCCATCTATACGTCGTTCGGGCTGCTGAGCAGCAACTCGGTCATCTTCGAGAACACGGGCAAGACCTTCATCCGTGAGGCGCTGACGGGCGACGTCCAGGCGGCGCAGAACAGCAACGTCACGAGCATCGTCCTCAACGCGGTGACGAACGCGCAGCTCGCCGACATGCCTGCGGGCACCGTGAAAGGCCGGCAGATCGACGCCGGCACCGGTGACCCCGTCGATCTCATCGGCAGCGAGGTCGCCGAGATCATCCGCTTCAGCAACGTCTCGACCGACGCGGTCGGGGGCACGCTCAACAACTATGTATTGAGCTCCCTGGTAGACGTCCTGAACTTCACGGCGACGACCGTCATCAGCGGCATTACGAACGGGAGCTCGGGGCGGCGGCTCGTCATCAGCAACGGCGCGGCGGCGGGGTCAGGCGTCACGGTCGACCTGCTCCAGTTCTCGGCGCTGAGCAGCAGCATCAACCGGTTCCTCCTGCCGAAGGCGACCGCGCTGCGCCTCTACCCGGGCGACTCTATCGAGTTCTTGTACGGGACGGTGGGCACGACGTGGTGCTCGCTCGAGGCGACCAAGTCGCTCTATCGCACGAACTCTTCCGGGCTCGGCGTGTCGCGCTCGCGGGTGAACTTCGTCGACGGGACGAGTGTTGCGTGGAGCAACGCCGACGTGGCCGCCTCCGACGAGGTGACCATCACGTCGAACGTCATCGCCGACAGCATCTCGAACACGCTGCTGCGCAACAGCGGGGCGCTGTCGGTCATCGGCCGGAGCGCGAACTCGACGGGCGATCCGGCGGACATCAGCGCCGTGGCCGCGTCGGGCGCCGTGCTGCGTGAGAGCGGCAGCGTGCTCGGCTTCGGCACCGTGGCGAACGCGGGGCTCGCGAACATGGCGGCGGGCACGGTGAAGGGCCGGCAGATCGACGCCGGCACGGGGGTGCCGGTGGATCTCACGGGCGCGGAGATTGCCGAGATCATCCGCTTCTCCAACCGACAGGTCGAAGCGACGGGCGGCACGCTCACCGACTACGCGCTCGATCCGCTCGCCGACAGCTTGAGCATTACGGCGAACGCCACCTTGAGCGGCATGGTGCAGCTCAGCGCGAGTACGGGACGGCGGGTGTTCGTGGCCAACGGCGCAGCTATCGGTTCGGGCATCGTCGTCGACATCATACACTTCAGCGTCTCGACGGGCGGTAACCGCATCGTGACCCCGAAGGGCGCGACGCTGCGGCTCTACCCGGGTGATGGCGTCATCCTGGTCCACGGGGTGACGGGCAACTTCTGGTTCACCGATGGCGGGACGAAGGCGTACTACCGGACGAACTCCTCCGGGCTCGGCGCTTCCCGTAGCCGCATCAACTTCGTCGACGGCACGAGCGTCGCGTGGACGAACGCGGATGTCTCGGCGAACGACGAAGTCACGGTGACCCCGAACGTCATCGCCGACAGCATCTCGAACACGCTGCTGCGCAACAGCGGGGCGCTGTCGGTCATCGGCCGGAGCGCGAACTCGACGGGCGATCCGGCAGACATCTCGGCGTCGGCCGCGAGCGATGCGGTGCTGCGCGAGAGCGGCAGCGTGCTCGGCTTCGGCACCGTGGCGACGGGCGGCATCGCGAACAATGCCGTCACGAACACGAAGATCCGCCAGAGCGCGGCGCTCACGGTGATTGGTCGCGCCGCGAACTCGACGGGCGACGTCGCCGACATTGGCGCGGGCTCAGACGGGGACGTGCTCCGGCGCTCGGGCACGGCGCTCGGGTTCGGGAGCATCGCGACCGCGGGCATCGGCGACGACCAGGTCTCGAACGCGAAGCTCGCGAACATGGCCGCCGGCACGGTGAAGGGGCGGCAGATCGACGCCGGCACGGGTGACCCCGTCGATCTCACGGGCGCGGAGGTCGGCGAGAACCTCCGTCTCGAGTTCGCCGAGACGTTCACGCTCGCGCCGGGCACCTACGATCTCACGCTCGATTCGCGCACGCACTGGGTGGAGATCACCCCGAACGCGACCGGCAACGTGATCATCCGGAGCATTACGCAGACGGGCGGCAACGCCGGGGGGTTCATCCGTCTCGTCAAGCGCGGGGTGAGTTTTCTCCGGCACGTCGTGCTCACGCACGCCGACGCGGGGGCTCCGGCGGGCAGCGAGATCATCAACCCCCGCGCGCTCGACTTCACCCTATACGCGCCCAATAGCAGCGTGGACCTCGGCTACAGCACGCCGGTCTCGGCGTGGGCGCTGCGCGATACGCCCGTGCGCGACACGCTGAGCGTGATGGAGCGCGCGGCGGGTACGTCGATGGCGACGGGTCAGTCCGAGTACTTTGCCAAGGACGACGCGCCGACGAACCCGTACTTTCGCGACGACACCAACGTCGACCGCAAGCTCGCGACGGCGCCGGTGCCGCTCACGGACTTCGCGACGATTGCCCAATCGCGCGTTCTCGGGCGAGCGGAGGGGGCGGGCACGGGCGTGCCGACGGCGCTCACGCCGACGGAGGTCGTGGCCATCATCGACGGTGAGGCCGTGACCTGGACGGGGGCGCACTCGTTCACGGGCTCGGCCCACACGGTGAACGTGAGCGGAGCGGTGGGGATAACGAGCAGCGGCAGCTCGGTCACGCTCACGGCGAACACCTCCACCGTTCTCGCCGCCGGCACGACCATCGACGCGAACAGCCCGACGCGGCTGCAGAGCAGCGTCGGGTTCACGAGCGTTCTCACCAGCGCGGCGACGGCGGCGAACAACCTCAACATCGGCACTGTGAACGTCGTGCGCTTCACTGGCCCGGTCAATCCGCTGACGGGCATGATCGCGGCTGCGACCGGGCAGGTCGTGCTGCTCGTGAACGCGCACGCCTCGAGCGACGTCGTCATTCTGCTCGAGGCCACGGGCAGCTCCAGCGCTGCGAACTGCTTCGCGGGGCTCGTCACCGACCGCCACATCAAGCCGGGCGAAATGGCGCTCGCTTGGTACGACGGGACCAGCACGCGATGGCGCCTGCTCTGCCGGGACGATGTCGATCTATGATGGGGCCATGAAAGCTGCCGTCGTCATCCCCGCTTACAGCCACGTGGACCACCGCCTCGAGAGAGCCCTGCTCGAGGCGGGCCTGTCGTGGCTACCGCTCCACGAGCACAGCGACTTGCCACGCGCGAGGAGCCTGCTCATCGAGCAGGCTTTGCTCACCCAGGCCGAGCGCGTCATCCTCATCGACTCGGATGTGGTGCCGACCGCCGGAGTGCTCCGGGCGCTCGCCGAGGCGGAAGGGGTGACGCCCTATCAGGCCGTGTGGGGCATGTACCCACTCAAGCAGGGCGACCGCTGGAGCGTCAACCCCATCGACCCGGTCGATGCGGACCGGGCGCTGCGAGAGGGGCAGAGCTTCCCGATCCGTTCGGGGGGGCTCGGGCTCTGCGCGATCCACCGCGAGAGCCTCGAGCGCGTCGGCGCGACGCTGCCGACGGTGGTCGAAGAGAGCGAGCTCAGCTGGCGCCCGTTCTGCGTGCCGTTCTTGCGGCAGCTCGGGGGGGCCCCGCTCGAACCTGCCGAGTACTACCCCGACGACGCCTCGCTCTGCGTTCGTCTCTACGACACAGGGACCGCGCTCTGGTGCGATCCGCGCCTGCGCGCGGGGCACGTCGTGCGCTCGGTGCTCACGGCGCTCCGTGATCGGGAACCTCGGGACTGAGCAGGCGACACGCCAGACGTGAGCAGACGGTGTCGAGCGCGGCCGCGTCGATGAGGTAGCCGTGCCCCTTCTGCCCGCTGAGCACGCCGTTCGTGAGCGTGTGGTCGCCGCCGAGCGCGTGCCCGAGTTCGTGCAGCACGGTGCGGGCGCGCTGTAGCTCGCGCGACTGGGCGTTGATGAGGACGAGGTCGCGAGCTTCGCTCGTCATGCCGGGCGCTTCGGTGCCGTCGGGGCGGAGAATGCTCGGCGCGAGCTCGACGGGGATGCCTGCGCCGACGAACACATCGCAGCCGGTGGCGAGGCTCCAGCGTTCGGCGGCCTGCTCGACGTAGAGCAGGAGTGCCTCGTCGGGGCTGAATGCCACGGAGCATTCCCCGGAGCTGGCGTTGCCCTCGGAATAGATCGCTCGCTCTGGCGGCACGACGGGGAGGGGGGGGACCTCGTCGGGGTTGCACGCCAGAGCGAGCGGAAGGCTCAATACCAGAGCGGACGCGCGCTCGAGAAGCACAATCGGATCGGACGGCCAACGCCACGCCATCCTTTAGGATTCCACGTGCAACACGTCGGTGCAACACGCCCCATTCGGGACACCGCCCCACATAGGCACGCCGCGGAGAGCATCCCAAGACGTCCCGCGGCGTTAGAAGATCACCCCCCGTCGGCCGCGCCGGGGGCCAGCGCATGTGGCGTAAAAGAGGCGCCAGCCTGACAACGATTACCCGATCGTCGCCCTCGGGCCCGGCTGCCCCCGGGCGGGTGGTTCCCAATCGAAGGATGACCCGAACACCGAGCAGTGTGTGCCCGCGGGGTGACGGCGTCAACTTTGACCACTGCTCACCTGTGCGGTAATCTGCCGCATGACGGACGAGCAGAAGCCCCCGCCGCGCTTCCGACGCCCGTCGGAGCTCGACGACCACGAGGTGGTGGAGGTGCCGGTGGCTCCGGTGGAGCTGACGCGGCGAATCCCGCGCGAGCCATTCAGCAAGCTCGTGCGCACGCCGGCGGAGACGACGAGAGACATCCTCGACCTGCAGAGAAAGATGGCGCTCCAGCTCGACGGCTTCGGTCAGACCATGAACCGCCGCTTCGAGCTCTTCCACCAGGAGCTCGCGCTTCAGCGCGCGACCGGCGACGAGACGAACGCGCGGCTCGACTCGCTGCTCGCGCTCGTGAAGAGCGACCACGCGCCGCGGCTCGACAAGGTCGAGGCGTCGCTCGGCCAGAAAGTGGCGCGAGGGGGAGGCTTGCTCGGCCTCGTCCTCGTCGCCGCGCCTCTCGTTGTCGAGGCGTTCCCGAAGTACCGAGCGCTCGTCGAGGCGATCATCGGGGCGCTGCCGTGAGCTTCCGGCTGGGACAGAAGAGCGAGGCGGCGCTCGTGGGGGTGCACGAGTCGCTCGTCGCGGTCGTGCGCCGGGCGATCCTGCTCACCGACATCGACTTCGCGGTGCACGAGGGGCTGCGCTCGTTTGAGCGGCAGCGAAAGCTCTTCGCCACCGGCGCGAGCCGCACGCTCGACAGCTACCACCTGACGGGCGACGCGGTCGACCTCGTGCCGTACGTCGACGGCGTCTTGCGCTGGGAGCACGCGCTCTGTAACGAGGTCGCCGCCGCGATGCTGGAAGCGAGCGGGCAGCTCGGGGTCCGTCTCGTGTGGGGTCGGGTCTGGGACATGGAGCTCGTCGAGCTCGATCCGCGCGACTTCGAGGGCGAGCGCGCGCTCTACGTCGAGCGCTACCAGCGCATCCGGGGGAAGAAGCAGTGGCCGCTCGACGACGGACCGCACTTCCAGAGGGTCAAGTCGTGAGCGTGCTGAAAGCCATCTGGAGCGTGGTCGACGCGCTGCTCGGCGTCGCCATCCGCGCCGACGAGCTCAACGATCGGCGCAAGGCAAAGCGGCGGCTCGAGCTGCTCAGCGCCGCCATGCGGAAGGACGAGAGGGCGGCGCGCTCGCGGGCGCCGACCGTCGCGCTGCGGCGCCCGCCCTCTTCGTAACTACCACTCGCCTGGCGGCAAGCGGCGCCGCGCTGCCCACTGCACCCAGAAGAGCTGGACGGCATCAGCGAGCACGCTCTCGACCGAGAGCTTTTCGGCGCGCGCTATTCGTTCGATTCGCGCGCTGAGCTCGGGGGACAGCACAAGACCTCGAGCACCAGCCCCACGAACTCCTCCGCTCGTTTTGGCGAGACCCGGTCGGCGGGGAGCCGGAGCATCCGCCACCCCTGCCGTGTCGCTTCGTTGAACTTCTCGCTGTCGTTCCTCTGCCCCTTGAACGTCCGGTGGTAGCGGCCGTCGACTTCGAGCGCCAGCTTCTGGCTCGGGAACGCAAAGTCGAACGTCCAGCGCCGGGATCTGTCGAAAGAGTAGTCCCTCGTCAGATCCCAGCCCGGTAGAGCGTTTGCTTCGAGCCCGGCCGCGAGACATTCTTCAGCCTTGCTTCGGGGCATGCTCTTCGGACCACTCCACGATGATGCCCCCGCCGTCGGGGTCGAACTCCGTATCGAACGGCGCCGCATAGCAGTCGACGGACATGTCGGCGGGGACGTGAATCCCCCCCGCGCGCACGAGTTCGACGAGTTCCTTCTCCGATATGTGCACGCTGACCTTCGTGCTCGTGACCGACGAAGCCTTCACGCGCCCACCCCCTGCCAGGCGGCGGCCGCGTCCCAGTCCTCGTCATGCAGGTCGTCGCCCTTGTGCCAAAGGTCGAGCGCGGCGCCGAAGCGCATGGCGGCGTTGCGCAAGGCGTCTCCAATGATCTCTTTCTCGCGCGCGCCCGGCTCTTGAAACTGCTTGCTCGGCGCGTGCCCGTAGCCGAGGCGCGTGACGCCGCAGACCGTGAGACGAATCCAGAGCCCGCCGGTCTGGTCGAAGAGCGGCAGGCCATTGGGGGCGAAGCACATCGGCTCCCACGACCAGAGCGGGTCGGCCTCGAGCAGGCGGTCGGTGAGCGCGGCGTGCCCGACGTAGTCGAGGTGAATCATCTTCGGGTGATGGAAGCCGCCGCACACGTTGCAGCTCCGCTTCTCGTTGTAGGGGCAATTGTTCTGCTCCTTCGAGCCCTTCGGGAGCTTGCTGATCTGGCGGCTCTCGAACGGGGCACGAAGAAGCGCGAGCCCGCGCAGGGTGGCCTTGGCGGGGCCAGGCATCGCCACGACGGTGGGGCGAGGCGCGGGAGCGAGCGGCGGCTGGGCGGCGTTGCTCGTCGCCGCCTGCTCGGCGCGCTGCTCGCGGCGCCACTGCTCCTCCTGCTGCTGCTCGCGCTCGTGCGCCTCCTCGGCGACGCGCTCGGCGTTGCGCCCGCGCTTGTGCTCGTGCTCGTGCAGGTCCTCGGCGGCGCGCGTGCTCGACTGCCGCATCTGCTCGCGGGCAGCGGCCTCCTGGCGCAGGAACTCGTCGGCGCGAGGGTCCTTGCCGATGATGGGCTCGGGCTTCGTCAGCACGTCGAGCTTCGCGCGCTCGGCGGCGACGCTCCGCTCGCGCTCACCGGGCTCGTACCCGGTAACCTCGGGGTAATCGTGATCGGGCATGCTTGCCGGCATCGGAGTCTCGTTGCCCGTGAAGCCCTCGAACTCTTCCTCCTTCGGCGCCGGCGGCTCGGGCGCCTTGGGCTCTCCCTTCGCGAGCAGCGCCTGGTGATCGAGCGGCAGCCGCGCGTCGAGCGTCGTGAGCTTGAGCGACAGGACGAGCTGCTCCCAGCCCTCGGCGAGCGCCTTGCCCACCTGGCCGCCGATGCGGTTCAGGTTCTCGGCGATGCCGACCAGCGTCTTGAACTCGCCAATGAGCCCGGCGGCTTTCACCGGACCGATGCCCTTGACGCCGGGGATGTTGTCGCTCTTGTCACCGACCAATGCGAGATAGAGCGGCATCTGGTCGGGCGTGACCTCGAACTTCTCCTTCACCTGCACGGGGCCGCGGAAGTGCTCCACCCTCGAGCCCTGGGAGGGGACGAGCTGCAGCACGTTCTCGGTCACGCACTGGGCGAGATCCTTGTCGGCGCCGACGAGCCAGACCGTGGCCGTGGTCTCGCCGTAGATGCGCGCGAGCGTCGCGATGACGTCGTCGGCCTCGGCGCCCTTCAGGCGCGCCATCGGGTAGTCGCGGTCCTTGAGCATCTGGTAGAGTTCGCGCTTCTGGTAGACCTCGGTGGTCGTCGGCTCCTCGCGGTGCGCCTTGTAGTCGGGGAAGATGTCCTTGCGCGAGTAGGGTGGGGCGTCGAGGCAGAGGATGACGTGGCCGACGCGCCCCTCGATAGAGACGATCTGGTCGAGGGTGTTGCGCGCGCCCGCGTTCGGGTTCGCTTCGAACGTGCGCTTGAAGAGACACGAGACATCGACGAGGGCGATGGATTCATACATGGCGGGGTCCTTGGATGAGGCGGAGGTTGTGGCGTTTGGAGACGCGCGTCTTGGCGCGTTCGAGCTGGTCCTTGAACGACTCGCTCAGCACCGTGGGGGTGAGCTGAGCGTGGAGGTCTTCGAGGTGGTCGATGAGGTAGTCGAGCACGCGGCGGGGGCTCTCGACGCTGAGCTCGAAGTGCAGCTGTTCGAGCTTCCGCTGGAACTGCGCTCTCACCTTGTGCTCGCGGAACTGGTTCACGGCTTTCCTGTCTTGTCCCATGAGTGATTGACCTTGTCAATGTAGAGACGCACTAACGCCGCCCCCAATAGGGGCACTGCTCGTAGAGGCTCCCGAATGGGGCGGGCCCGGCGCCGGGGGCCCATTCGGGCGGGTAGTAGGAGGGGGCGTTCGGCCAGGGGTCGAGTATCTCGCAGAGCACCGGCGCCGAGCAGCGCTTGCCGTCTTCGAGCAGGCGCACGCGCGGCGGCCGCTGCCGCAGCTCGAGCGGCCAACGCAGCCCGTCGAGTTCGATGGTGAAGACCTCGCCCTTCTTCGCGTTCTGGAACGAGTAGCTCGTGTGGATCGGGTGGACTCGGATCGTGGGCATCATGCGCCCTCCGCTTTGAGGTAGACGAGCTCGTCGCGCCCCGCTTCGGTGAGCGCGAGCCCGCGGCTCTTCGTTGCTGACTTCGTGATGAGCCCTCGCCGGACGAGGCCGAGGACGTGTTGATAGGCGGCGTGGGTGCTGGTCGCGCCGATGTGGTCGCATATCTCGCGCAGCGTCGGGGGGAACCCCCGGTCGCGCACCGACTGCGCGATGAACTTCAGCACCCGTTTCTGCGGCGGCGTCGGCCCGCTCACGCGACCTCCTGAATGGCTTGGCGGTAAGCGGCATTGATGCGCGCCATCTGCTCGTTGGATCCGCCCTTGTCTGGGTGATTGCGCCCGGCGAGTTCGTGGTAGCGCTGGGTAACCGCCGAGCGACTCGCTCCTCGCTCGAGCCCGAGTATGCCCCAATGGTCAGCCGGCGGCGGCAGCGCCGCGAACCCGCTGAAGGCCCGCTCGAGCAGTTCCGTCGCCCCGGCGCGCTCGATGCTCCGGAGCGCCTCGACGGTGAGCCCCACGGCCCGGAGGTTGTCGCGCACCTTGCGCCAGTGATCGCAGGCGATGACGCGCGGCTTGTTCTTGCGGTCCGTCCAGTACGCGGCGACGCCGGGGTCCTTCGGCTCGCTCATGTTCGCGAGCGGCAGGCCGTCGCGCCGCAGCGGGACGTTCGTACTGATGACGACATGCCTGCCTCCAGCGAGTTCGATCTGCCGGACGAGATGGTCTCGAGCTTTCAGGAAGGTGACCTCGTACCGAGACGACTCCCGCCGATGGTCGGGGCGACGCGGCCACCCTTCGGGCCACGTGAGGGGGCAGGCTTCGATGGGCGTGGTCACGCGACCTCCGGGATGGCGCCGCCGGGAGGCACGGGGCCCCAGGCGGCGGTCTGCGCGGCGGTGAGCTTGCCGGTCACGGGCTGCCCCATCTTCTTCTGCTTGGCGGCGACCGTGAGCCGCTCGCCGAGCACCGCGCGTCTCGAGAGCGGGGCAACGAGTGGTTGCGGGTGGTCAGCGAGCACACCCTTCAGCAGAGCTTCGAGGTCGAGTCCGTGCTGGCGCGCAAACGCCTCGTGGCGGGGCTCGGGGTCGAAGGGGTCGGTGGGGACGGGCTTGTCTCCGAAGCGCCTGGGAGAGGCCGCAGCGGCGGAGCGTTGGGCATCCTTCGCCCGCTCCGTCTCTTCCCAGGTTCGCCAGCTACCGAACAGGCGCCGCAGGTAGCTCTCGAGCTGGTGAGCGAGCACGCCGCGCTCGCCGCCGATCGGACCCTCCTTGAGCTTACCGAACCAGCGGTGCGGGTCGGCGACGCCCGCCTGGCGCGCTTCGTCGGCGAGGTGCTCGGGCAGCACCATGTCGGCGGGCAGTTCCTTGAGCACGAGCGAGCGGCTCTCCACAGGTTCGACCTGTGCGTCGCTGCCCGTTGATGATGAAGATGAAGAAAGATCCGGTTTGGGTTTCGGTTTGGGTGCGTCTAGCCTTTCGCTACTCGCGTCTACGTCCGTCGACAGTGCGTCTACATCTTCGGGTTCGAGAGGGGCGGTGTCGTTCTCGGCGCGACGCCGCGCGTTGATGTAGCGCCGCTTGCGCGCCTTCTCGGCCTCGCGTCGGGCGAGCTCGCGCCAGTATTCGAAGTTCAGGATGCGCCAGCCGTGGGGGACCTTCTGGAGGCGGCGCCCCTCGTGGCTCTGGCTGTTCGAGTCGGGGTCGGGCGCCATGAACTTCTCGACGGCGGAGCGGGTGTCGTCGAGCGCGACGTTGGCGGCGACGGCGAGGCCCGGCACGGTGCCGGGGACGAAGCCCTCGGGGTCGGCGTGCAAGAGCAGGTACAGCCAGACGCAGCGCGTGGCGGGCGTCTCGGCCCACATGCTGCTGGTGGTGAACTCTCGGAAGACGGGGGTGTACTGGTGCCTCATCGAGGGGACCTCTGGGGTGGCTGGACGTCGCAATCGAAGTCGACGAACTCGAACAGGCGCCGGAGCAGGCGGGGGTTCTGCCGCACCTTCGCGATGGCGCGGTGCTCGAGCTGCTTGACGCGGTTGGTTGAAATCTTCAGGGCCTTGGCGATCTCGCGCACGGTCATCCCGTCGCGCCGGAGCCAGTCGTGCGCGGTGCTCACCGCTGCCTCCGCTGCAAGGACTCGATCCAGAAGTCGACGAGCGCCAAGCCGAAGAGCGAGGCGAGGCCGACCCATAGGCTTTCCGCGAGCAGCGCGACGGCGACGCTGCATCCGGTGATGCAGATGCCGACGGCGTTCGCTTCGGAGGCTGAACTCATCGCCCCGCCTCCTCGTGCTCGGCGAGGAACTCGTCGCGCCGCTTCTCCCAGCCGCACTGTTCGTCGTCGGGGTCGTAGTCCTCCCAGTCCCGCAGCAGCGCGACGGCGTCGTCGAACGCGTCGCGGAGCTTGGCGAGCTCGAGCTTCTGCTTCTGGACGATACCGACGAGCTCGCCGCGGTCTTGGTCGAGCAGGGCGCCGATGCTGACGCCGCACTTCAGGCAGACGTTCGAGTCGACGAACTTGTGGTCGCAGCTCACGGCTTGCCTCCCTTGCGCGCTGACGGTGCGAGGGGTCGGACGTTGTCGGGCAAGGTAGCGCGGCGACGTTCAGCGACGTCGAGGAGCGCCTTCGCGCTGCTCATGTCGCCTTCGCGCATGGCGAGCTGCACGGCGAACTCGAGCACCTCGGCGAGGCTCTCGAATACTGGCAGCGAATAATGGCAGTCGGTCGTTTTATGGGGTTGTACGACGCCTACGGGGGTACTCGCCGTAGGCGAAAACGGCTTAAAAACAGGGGTATCGATGCCCTCAGAAGTTGGTGGACCACTCCTCACTTCGGCCTCCTTGCCTTCACTGACAGCCGTTTTTGGCTGCCGACTGTGTTTAACCACTCGGGATAATGCCTCCGGCGCTGCCACTATTGCCGGGACGGAACTTTCCGGAACCACGATGCGCTCCTCCCTCGCCTGATACCGCGCAAACACCGCCGGATCGCTGTGGTGCGTCAGTAGCATCGCCTCCCGCAGGCTCAGCTGCCCCGCCGCCGCCGCCTTGCCCGCCGCCGTCGCCGCCGCCCGCCGGAACGAATGGAAGTCGACCGGGCTCATGCGCCGCGCGATGCCCGTCTGCAGCACGCAGTCGGCGGGGCTCTTCACCTCCGTGACCCCAGGGCGCGCTCGGCTCACCCCCGCCTGCCACAGCCGGCGCCGCAGCCGCAAGGCATGGGCCCCCGCCGTCCTCTTCCCCCCAGCCCGCGCCCCCTGCCTCACCGGCCACACGAACCCCTCCTCGGGTCGCCCGCTCGCCTCCCACCACAGCCGAAGCCACCCCGCGAGCCCCTCGGGGATCGCCGCACGCGGCTCGTCCCGCCACCGCTCGAGCACCAACGCCTCGTCCTCGGCCTCGTCCTCGTCGTCGAGCAGGTGCCCCTCCGTCTTCTGCCGCGGCACGTACGCGTCGCCAAACGCGCCGAGCTCGATCATCTCCCACCGCCACGAGAACGCATCGCTCGACCGCATCCCGAACACGCGCGCCGAAAAGTAGAGCGTCACATCCTCGAGCGCCCGGCGCGCCCGGCCCGGGTGCGCATGCTCCGTCTCCACCACCAGCCACGCGAGGAACGGCTCGAACTCCCCATCCGTGAGCACCGCTCGGGGCGGGCGGACCTTGCGCAGGCGCTTGCCCCCGAGCGAGTCCTTGCCCTTGAGCTTGATCCGCAGCGCCTCGTTCACGTCCAGCACCCGGCGCGCGACGAGGAGCCCGAGCACCTTGCTGATCGCGTCGCGCACGTTGCGCACGCTGCCCGTCCAGCCCCCGACCTTGCCCGCCACGTCCTCGAGCACGTCGAAGATGTGCACGCTCGTCAGCTCACTCACCGGGATCTGCCCAATCACCGGGAAGGCGTGGTTCGACAGGCGCCCGAGCATCCGCTTCCGATCCTTCACCGCGCTCGCCTCGAGCCACCGGCGCGCCGCGCTCTCGAAGCTCTCGCTCTTCTCCGCCACGAGCTCCGGCGCCTCCCCCGCGAGCACGCGTTTGGAGCGCGCCCGCGCCACGATTCGGCTCTTCGTGCCGAGCTTCACCGTCGTGCGCACCTTCTCGCCCTCGCACTCGACCCACACGCGCGCCGAGTGGCCCTCCTTCGTGCGCTTCGGCGTGGCCGTGCGGGGCCGACCGGGTCCACGCTTCTCGGTCACGGCTTCACCTTCTTCGTCCGCTTGCGCAGCGGTAGCCGTTTGATGACCACGCGCACGCGAGGACTCCTCGCGTCGAGCCCGCCGTCCGTCAGCTCGGCGAAGGCCTCGACCAGTCCGAACAGGTCGAGGAAGTTCCAGCCCTCGCGCTTCAGCACCGCGCGCGCCTGCTCGGGGCTCACGCCCCACCTGCCTTGCGCTCGCCCGAGCGCAGCCACTCGAGCGCAGCCTCGACCTGAAACCTCGGGCTGTCGCCGAGCCGAATGCACGGCAGCCCCTGCCGCAAGAACTTGTCGATGAGGCTCGGGCTGCAGCCGAACACGCTCGCCAGCTGCTGGCGCGTGAGCAGCGCCGGCGGCCCCGGCCGCTCTGCTTCGAGCGCCTCGGCGACGGCCTCGGCCACCAACGCCCGGAGCTCCCCCCGCGTCACCGTGAACGCAGGCGTCGTGTCGTTCTCTGCCGCACCATTGCCCACACCTTCCCCCGGCCGCACCCGCAGGTACTTCGCCCGACCCTCTGGTCTCTCTCCGCCCATCCTGGCCTCCTCTGACGCCGTCCTGGCGCCGATAGCGTCCGTCTGCGTCCCCAGACGTCCAACCGCGTCGACATGTAGACACCCCGTGTCGAAAGTGTATAGGGTGCGTGTCGCGCCCCGCCACATTTCGGTACGTGGCTCGGGGCGGGAAGGAGGGGATGGACGGGGACGGGCGGCGGGTGTGGGTGACGCAGAGGGACATTGCATATTGACTTGTCTCACTCTAGCATGACTTGTCCACATCAGTAAGGATACCTGCATGCCCAATGAACCCCTCCCGAACATGAACCTCACGAGCGCGCAACAACACGCCCTCGACATCTATCGCAAGCTCTGTGAGAAAAACGGCGGCGAGAGCCCCACGGTGAGAGAGTTCGCCGAAGCCCTCGGCAAGAGCCACTCCTCCGCCCATCAATTCATCCGTCAGTTCCAAGCCAAAGGTCACCTATCGATGAAACCCGTCACCATCATCCGCCCGAGACTCACCGCAAAAGGCAGGGCCTCGAAATGAACGACACCATGGGCCCCGTCCTCCCTCCCGGCGTCTCCGTCGCGCCCGGCGTCACGCAATCCGACCTGGTCGAGCTGCTCTCCGAACACGCCCGGCAGCTCATCGGCGTCACCATCCCCGGCGAATCCAGACAGGCCTCCGCCCTCCGCGCCGTCGTGCTGGTCGGGGCCTCGTTCGTGGTCGGTGACGATGGCCCGCTGCCGGTCGCCTTCGGCGCCTCGCTCACCGATGGCAACGAAATCTCGCGCGGCTGCCTCCGCAAGCTCGCCCAGCGCCTGCGCATGATCGCCGATGGCCTCGAAAAGGAGGCGCCGTGACCCTGCCCATACCCGACGACCTCGAACCCCGCCCCGACGTCACCCTAGACGACATGCTCGCTCTGCTCAACCGGCAGAGCAACATTATCATCTTCGGTCGCCCCGAACGCGGCGACGAGAACGAGCCCGGCATCCTCACCCCCTTTCGCTCCGTCGTCATCGTCGGCGGCGCCCTCGGGATAGGCCCCGACGGCAAGCTCGTGCCCCTCGCCATGGCCGTCCTCAACGGTGACGGTAACGGCTACTCGAAAACCACTTGGCCCAAGCTCGCCGAGAGGCTTCGCGAGGTCGCTCGCGATCTCGAACTCATGGCCGCGCTGCCCTCGGGGAACGCATGAACGACGCCGAACCGAACGCGCTCATCCCGAGCGGGCGCTGCTGCGCCACGGCCCGCGTGGCCCCTCGCCTCGAGGTCTATCTCGATAGCCGCGGGCTGACTATCTGGTGCAAGACCCACGACAGGCTCATGCGTCTCACCCCCGCCGATCTCGCCCGCTTCATGGCGCACCCGCCCGAGTGCGAGTGCTGCAAGTCGAGAGGAGCCCTCTCGTGAAGGGCTGGAACAACTGCCCCCGCTGCGGCGGCCAGGGCTTCCAGGGCCTGCTCATCTGCAGCGACGAGCCCCCCAAGGGCCGCCTCTACATCGAGGAGAACTACCAGCAATTCGAGCGGCTCTGCGTGCCGGCAGGCGCTGGCCCCGACCAGCGCCGCGAGACCCGCGACGCCTTCTTCGCCGGCGCCTTCGCCGTCCTCGAGACGCTCATGCACGAAGTCAGTGACGAGAACGAGATGACCCCCGACGACGAGCGGCTCATGGTCTGCCTCAACCGTGAGATGGAAGCTCACCGGCTACAGCTCCACGCTCGTCTCATCCGCCAGCAGCGCGAGCGCCAGAAGAGAGGGGGCGGAGCGTGAAGACACAGGTCGCCCCGCTCGCCTTCGGCGAGCTGCCGCCTCGCGAGGCCGCCATCGAGCTCGCGATGAGCGAGCTACTCCGCGCCATCACGTGCCTGTCGGGTGAGCCGCTGCCCGACTTCCGTCACAGGGACCCCATCACCGGGGCCGTCGGTATCTGATGGCTCGGGGGGGGCTGTATAATGAAGCGGTGGAACAGCTCCTCTCCTGGCTCCGACATTTCGCCCCATTTCTCGCCCTCGCCCTGCTCCTCGCCGCGATCGTGCTGTCGATCAACCGGCTCGGACGCCACCTCGAAAAGCACGACCACTGGCTCGCTCGGCTCGATCTCAAGCTCGGCAACCTCCACAAGGACCGCAAGGCCACGTGGGCGAGGGAGCTGCAGTTCGGGGCGACCGAGCCCGTCGAGCCTCCGCCTCTCGTGCCCCCGCCGCTGCCTCCGCGCGCCCCCACGCTGAACGCCACCGACTGGCGCGACGACGACGCCGCGACCGAAGAGCTCCAGAAACGTCAGACGGGGAGATACCCCGCCGGCGAGCCACCGAAAGGACCGAACGATGACAACACCCGATAGCGAAAACGACCCCGAACCCCCCGCCGTCAGAGCCGTGCTCGGCGAGGCGCAGCGCGAGGTGCAGCGCGTCTCGACCTTTCTGCAGTCTCGCGGCTGGGATGCGATCATCATCTCCCTCACGCGCGCAATCGAAGTCGCCCCCGGCGACTGGCGAGCCCCGGGCGCGACCGCCACCCTCATCGACCGCACGCGCTGCGGCCCGGTCGCCGCGCAGCTCGCGGACGTGATGCGCAAGCAAGCCGACATGCTCGACGAGCAGCAGGTCGGAGAGTACTCGAGCGGCTACATCCAAGACCAGACCGACCACGCTTCGGGCGGTAGCCGATGGCCAGGTAGTGACGGGGGACAGTGATGTTCAAGCATGATGAAGACCCCGCCGAGCCGCCCGAGTGCGCGGGGATACAAGCGGCCGCGAGCGAGCTCGTCTCCGCGTTCGTGACGACGCTGAACGAGATGGGCTACGACTTCGCGCTCGTCAGCGTGCGACAGCGTATCCGCACCTCGAGGGGTATCACGTTCTCACCCGGTGCCATCGCTCACCGGTTCAACCCCGCGCTCGGACCCGTGCTGCGCAAGGAGGCAGAGGACTTGCGCCGCGTCGCGGCCGAGCTCGAGCAGTACTGCAAGGACAACGCCGTGCCCGACGTGCTCGGCGGCTACACCCAGAAGGTGGACGAATGAGCGCCGCCGACCGGGCTCTGCTGCGCTCGGCCGTCGGCGCGGACAACTACCCCGATCTCGTCGCCGTGTGCGAGCGGCTCGACGCGCTCGGCTGCCGGCTCGCACTCAGCCAAGAGGGCATCAATCGGCTCATGACGGCGCTCGCCGAAGAGCTCATCACACAGAAGCTCGCCGTCGAGATTGCCAACGACGGCGCGCTCCCCGACACTCGGGAGCCGGAGGACTCCACATGAACATGCTCGAACGACTCGCGCTCCGCACTCTCTACGCGGCTCACATGCTCCTGCCCATGACGCTCGTCTCGCGCCACATCGAGTGGCTGAGCACGGACACCGCGCGAGCCCTGCGCGCTCTCTTCGGAGGTAGCTGAATGGCCAACGCACGCCGCCGGCGCACGCAGCGCACGGACGACGACGACTTCGACATCGCGCTCTCGACCGCGCTCGCGCAGCTCTTGCCCGCGCGACACATCCTCGCGGGGGCGAGCTGGTACTTCCGCGTCGAGGGCGACCAGCTCATCATCACGCGCTCGGTGCCGAGCGTCACCATCCCAGACCCAGACTCCTAACCCGAATCGAAGGAACACCGTGAATGACCACCGCAGGGAACTTCATCCCGCTCAATGCGCTGCGCGAGCAGCCTCCGAAGCTAGTCCGCATCCACCCCGGCGTCGTCCGGCGCAACAAGCCCGCCGAGCCAGAGCCCGATCGCTCTCACGTCGACCTGAACCCACAACCGCTGCCCGAGCCGAGGCCTGAACCGATGGCAGCGAAGAAGAAGCGAAGCGCGGAGTCGATACTCGACAGGCTCAATGCTGGCGAGCGCGTGTGCCTGCCGGGCTTCATCGACCGCAGCGGCGTGCACTACCCGCACATCTGCTTATTCGTCGGCGACGACAACGCAGACCTCGCGTTGAAGATGGTCGAGCTCTTCCCCGACGGCTTCACGCCGGACGCCGTCATCGAGCATCCGAGCACGGAGGAACCCGAATGAAAGCGCTCGCTGATGTCGTAGCGGCGATCGAGGCTGCCGGCGGGGCGGAATACCCATGGGGCTACCCCTGCCTCGATGGGCGCGAGGTCATGCGGCTCGCCGCGTGGGTGCCGACAGAGGAGTGGCCCCGCATCGGCGTCGGGTCGTCAGACGGCATGCGCATTACGCGCGAGCCCGATCCATGGACGCGGGAAGCTCTCATCGAGCAACTCGGGCGCGACGTCGCATTCGGGTTCGAGAAAGCGCTGAATAAGCGCGGCATCTCTGCCGACCTCATGTTTCATGTCGTCGGCATGTGGCTCTGGGTTCTGGAGTCGCCTCTCGCGGACGATCGCACCTATGCCCAATACGGCTTGCCACGATTCAAGGCCGTCGCTCTCGAGTTCGGATTCCCCAATCCCATCGGCGACGCGCGCGGCGACGAGTATCGGTTCTCCGCGGAGGCGGACTCATGAACCGCCACGACCGGCGCAAGGCAGCGAGCCAGGCGCGACGCGGGCAGGACACGATGGGACAGAGCTATTCGTTCGGTAGCGCACTACCCGCTAGCATCACCGAACATCCCCTCTACAAGGAAGGCGAGCGCAGAGCCGCGAGTGGTGAGGGCTTCCCGCCTGCCTACATCGAGGCAATAGAGGACGCGGCGAGGCACATCCAGCGATGGATCGCATCGTGTGTGAGCCCGCCCGATCTGAAGTGGCTCGAGTGGGACGCGGGGCGTACGTTCATTGCCGCGGGGCTCGACACCGGGGCGGGCTATCTCGCGGACAGCGACGACGCCCGCTCGCTCCTGGCGTGGCTCGACTCGGCAACGGACCGCAGGCTCTCGTTGAACCAAGCAGGCTGGGCGCTGCGGAAACTGGGGCTCATGCCCATGCCCCAGGAGAGCGAGTGAGCTGGCAAAACAGCACGTGTTGTATCGGCTGCTTTCGCAAGCTGAACGGTCCCGAGCGAGAGCCGGTGCGCGTGACGGCGCTCGCCCCGGGTGAGCGCTGGCAGCCCTGCTACCTCTGCCAGAGCCCATGCGACGCGGTTCCTGGTATCTACATGCGCATGTGGCACGAGCCAACGCCCGAGCCACCCAAAGCTGCGTAAGGAGATACCACCGATGAACGGACTCAACCGTGTGATGCTACTCGGAAACCTCGGCGCCGATCCGGAGCTACGCATGACGGCGGGCGGGCAGGCCGTGCTCAACATGCGCCTGGCCACGACAGAGACCTATCTGGATAAGGGCAAGGAGCGTAAGGAGCGCACCGAGTGGCACACGGTGGTCGTCTGGGGCAAGCGCGCGGAGGCGCTCGGCAAGCTCGTGCGCAAGGGCGATCGGGTCTTCATCGAGGGGGGCCTACGCACCTCGAGCTATGAAGACCGCGAGGGGGTCAAGCGCTACAAGACCGAGGTCGTCGCGAACGATGTCATCGTGAACGGCAGCGCTGGCGGCGGCAAGGGCAGCGCACGCAGCTCCAGAAACGGCCGCGGCGAGCCCGAGGATGGGCCCGCCGAGTCGTTCGACGGTGACGACATTCCGTTCTGAGCTACAGCGGCTCGTCGGGTGACTCGAGAGCGGCGGCGACGCGCGCCGCAACGCGCGCCGCCCGCTCGGGCGTCTCATTCGAGCGCTTGACCTCTGCCCACGTGCCCGAACGGACGACCTTGGGGACGTCTGCAAGGATGCCCTTGCGCTCCAGAGCCCCGAGCTGGCGACTGGCCAGCTGGCGACTGATACCGAGGCGGCGCGCGATCGCAGAGGCGCTCGCAGGCTCACCAGCGGCCGTCAGCTCTCGCACGGCCGCGACGACGTCCGCCTGCCGAGGCGAGGGCTCGGGGTTGCGTGGCGGCGCTGCGTGGGCGGCGCAGTACTGCCCAGCAGGGCGGGGTGCCGTCGCCCCGGGCGCGACCCCAGCCTGACACCAGGGGCAGCGGCTCACATGCACCTCACGAGCAGCCACAGGGCGAGCAGCAGCGGCCAGAAGCGGGCGACGAACTCGAGCGCGGCCGCCAGCAAACAGAAGGCGACTGGCACCAGGAGCGCCGCAAACAGACAGAGGACCGCCAGCACCAGCAGAGTCACGCGCCGCCCACGATATCGTTCAGGTAGTCTAGCGACGCGGCCGCGTCGGTGGCCTTGCGCAATAGGTTGCACGCATCGATGCCGTTCTCGTCGGCGGCCCGCTCGAGAGCGGCGTAAGCGGTGGCGATCGTCTGACGTGTCTTGGAAGTGCCCATGTGTTCGGTTCCTTGGTTGTGGCCATTGGCCGTCATCCCCGCGCCGTACCCCGTGAGAGTGCGGCGCGGAGTGATGGTCAAGGCGCGGGGTTGATCGTGACAGAGCCTGGCTTGATACCATCGAGGTCGAAGCGCGCGCATAGCTCGCGAGCGACCTCTTCTCGGACCCACGGATAACCAGGAGACCAGCGCGTCATGCGGCGACGTTGGCCGGTGACCAACGTGTAACGGACCGTGAAGCGCGTGTACGGCACGCCCTCTATCAGCCGAACCGCGCGCTTCACTTGTCCACCTCGCCCCCATCATCGGCGGACGGGCCGCGACCGGCATCCACGCCCGGGAATAGGGCGCACTGCTCGGCAGTGTACCGAGCGCCCTTTACCCCGTGCCAACGCCCGTCGAAACGGACGGCGCCCATGCCCACCGACTCGAAGTCGCGCGCGCAACGGTTGCAACACGCCACACCGTTGACGGTGTGGTATGCGGCTTTCCCGCAGTCCCGGATCTCGCACTCAGTCACTTGCCCACCTCGCTTGCACGCAGCTCGGACTCAGCGGTGTGGTAGGCGCGCTGGGCACCAGTGCCAGCGGCGCGGATGGCGGACTCGATGCGGGGCCACCCAATGAGCTGGACGGCGATGGTAACGGCGATGCCTGCGATGAAACGGGTCATGGGTCTTCTTTCTGTGAGGGGTTGACGTGGGCGCGCGTGGGGGTCAATCCCACGCGGCGGTCGGGTGGTCTTTCTGCACGCGGTCGAGCAAGTTCTCGACCGCGACGTGTCGCATGCCGAACGGGACGTCTCTGCTCGTGTATTCCTTGCCTGCAACCGTGACACTCGCTGAGTGGCAATGGCCATACACGGTGGATACGGTGACCGGGTGCTTACGACCGCGAATCGTGAAAAAGTTCATGACTCAGTCTCCTCTGGCTCGAGCGCGCTAGCGTCGGTCCACGATTGGGTACCCTGGTCCCAGCCAATGAGCGCGCGTCCCTCATCGAGGTCGATCTGCAGGACGGCGCCGCTTTCACTGTCGGCGCCAGCCTCTGCATGCACACGCATGCCGTGTTCCAAGTCGATTGCTCTCATGTTCGGGTCTCTCTTCTGTGCGGCGTGATTGCCGGTGCGGCTTGCTACCATCGGTGGCGAGCCGGGCCGGTATCAGGCGTCCGAGCCGAGGATGCGTCCGAGGCCGTAATTGCGGGCGGACGTGCCGATCGCGTTGACCGGGCGATTCATGCGCTCTTCATGCGCGTCGGCATCACGCTCGAGCGTGCGGGACTCCCGTTTTGCGGCGCGCAGTAGCTCGCGAGCGTTGGTCCCCGCCTGTTGCCACAGAGGCGCGTAAGCCCCGTAGCTCGATAGAGCGTCGACCTTGACCCATTCGACCTTGCTCTCCCCATCGAGGTCCGAGCCGCCGCACGATTCTAGAGCGCGTTCCAACTGCGGATTGTCGAGCGTGATCTCTTGCAGGTCGCAATGGTAACCGGTTGCGCCGTCACCCCACTCGCGGCAGTTCTCGAATCGAATGACGTGGTAGCGCGTTCCCTCGATGTGCCGCGCCCAGCGGCCGCCATACTCGGACCAATTGACGTCCGAGCCGATATCCGTCCAAGCCTTGCCCAACGGGCCGTGTTCGTTGCGTGCCATGTTCGGTCTCTCTTCTGTGGCGGGCTGAATTGCCCGGTATGCCTGGCCGAGAGTGGCCAGCATCGAGGCGCTTGCGTGAGCGAGCGCCTCTGTGCCGGTCGCTATCAGCCGAGCCGGTGCAAGGTCGTCTCGATAACGACGTCTCCCGCATCGATCGTCTGACCCGGCTCGCTCGACAGGATGGTAAGCGTCCGACCGTCGGGGCTCACCTCGATGGGTGCCAGCGGCTCGAGAGAGACGCAGTGGATGCCAACGCAGCGTGTTGGGAACACGTGGATCTGCCCGCCCTCACGGCGCCACTCCTTCACGCGCACGCCGCTCGGGAGCAGGCGTGCGGCACGCAGCGCCGCGCCGAGCGACTTGGCATCCTGGAACTCGGGCAGGATGACCTCTCGGACGTCGCCCGGTTGCAGGGTGCTCGAGATGGGATGACGGGTCGTGGCGAGGTAGGTGGGCATGGTTCGGGCTCTTTCGGTTGGCTGTTAGGCTGGGCTGAAGCCGGGCCTATCGGGAGTGGGGACGGGCTGGAATTACCGCGTCCCGAGCTCCCGACCCATTCATCCTGCCACGCCAATGGGTGCAGCGCACCCAGTATCGGGGGTGGGGGTGCATTCTGCTCGCCGAAGTGGGGCAGTGCTTTTCTGCTTGACCCCCGCCGATTCCCCCGATGGCACACCACCACTGCGCCCCTGACACTGAACGCCCTGTGCAGCTCCTCGTGTGTTCAGTGTCACCTGCCACTGAACACTTGGTGCAACTCCTCAGCTGTTCAGTGGTTTCTGCGCAGCTACGCGTGTTCAGTGCTCCGCTTTGGCGCTGAACGGGCGGCACTGAACAGGTGCCGGGTACCCCCTGGGCCCCACCCCCCGGCAACGCCGGGGCGAACCCCTCCACCCCATCGAGCTTAAATTTACGAATCGGACCCAGGAGGCCTGGGCAAACGCCGCCAGAACACGCTCAGCTGCATCCCGAGCACCAGCGCGACGGCTCCCGCAGCCCACCAGTGCCGGATCCAGAGCAGCAGCCCGAGGCTGAAGACACCGACCCCTGCCGACAGCCAGTCCGCAGCCTTCAAGATCGCCCCCAACGGGACGAGAAAACCCGGACACCGCCGCGGTTTCGGCGATTCCGTCTCGTCCTGGCTCCCTCCGAGCGGCTCTCGTCCGCCGGGACTCATCTTCTGTGCCGGCCCGTGGGATGTCAAGTGTTCAGTGTCGGGCATTCAGGGGTGCCTATCCGTCTCGTCCGGCTCCGGGAACATCAGCACGTACGCCCGGGCCGCTGCATCCCACAGCGCCCGCGGTACGAACGGGTCCTTGTGCGTCTCCCGGAGCGACTCCCGCAGATGCACCCGCACCGCGCGCCGGCAGAGCACCCAAATCAGCTGCAGGCGCTCGATCTCGAGCGGCAGGTTGTTCACTCCAGCCTCTCCTCGCCGGGCTGGACCGCCCGCGCGAGCAGGGCCTGCCCCACCGAGGGCACGAATACCGGCATCACCCCCTCGATGCGCCACCCGTGCACCCCAAAGTCGCGCTCGATGCGCCCGAGATCCTCGGGATGCGGCACCGTGTGCGCGTCCCCCATCCCCCGGCTCACCACGAACCCCGCCTTCTCCGTCACCGTCACCCGCAGCCACGTGTCCCCGTCGATCTGGAGCTGCCAGCGCCGGATCCCCGCATACAGGGTCGTCCCCTCCTGCCATCCCGTCCCCTCTTTCGGCTCGTATTTCACTGCTGGCTCTCCACTACGATCCACGCCATCAGCCAAAACAGGAACAGCGCGAACAGCCCCATGCTGATGCGTCCCGGCGCGCCGACGAACACCGCCAGAATCCCGCCATGGAAGCTCACCAGCGTCGCGAGCGCGCACTGCGCTCCCCGCTTCGTCGTGACTAGACTCACTCCGTCTCCCCGTCGTCGACCCCCGGAGGGGACAGAATCAGGCTCTCGCCGGGCACCTCGACGTGCTTCGCGATGACCCGGTCGCACCCGAGGCAGATCATGTAGGCCCCGATGCCTCCGCCGCCCGCAAAACCGTAGCCGTAGGTCACCTCGCGCGACCCACAGACGGAGCAGCGGGGCTCTTCAGTGCCCGCCACGCCGCCGCTCCTGCTCTTCGAACAGCAACGCCATCTCGATGCACGCGCAGCACGTCGCATCCGTGCGCCACTCCTTGCCGAAGGCGCTCACCCAGCGCATGTTCCGACCCCATCCGCTCGGAACCCCGTGCACCGAGCCGCACAGCGCCCTCCCGTAGGCGAGAACGTGCACCGTCGGGGTCATATTCACGACTTCCAGTCCACGAGGTCCACGATCAGCACCTCGCGCACCGTTCGCCGCTCGTTCACGACGCGGGTCCTTCGTCGGTCGTATCGACGCCGATGCCCGCGGGGCCGCCCCTTTCGACGTGATCGGCGATGTGTCGGAGGTATGCCGCCAGCACCTTCGGATGCCCGATCGTCGCGTAGTCCTCGCGCCCCGCGACGGCAAAGCCGTTGCCCTCCCGCCCCTCGGCGACGATCAGAATGCAGGCTTTCGCCTTCAGGTCCCGGCAGAGCTGCGTGCAGATCGCGTCGTATCGGGACGGTGTCCCGCTGAGCTGATGCTTCCCCATCAGGCCTCCCTACACGCCCGCCCCGATCGGCCGCAAGCTGAACGCGCGCTCACCGCTTCGCCCGCCGCGCCCTGCGCGCGCGGAGCGCCCGCTTGACCCCGAGCTGCTCGCGCTCACCCTGGATCGCCCGGAAGTGCGCGCACGCGAGCGCGAACCCCCGCGCCGTCGTGAACAGCCGCGACCCCCAGCCCCCCGTCAGGCGCAGCCGCTGCAACATCCCCTGATCGCGCAGGAACAGCGCCAGCTTCGGGCGGCTCGTGCGCAGGAACAGCGCGACCTCTGCGAGAAAAAAACGCTCTCCTCTCCGATGCTTGGCGATCGGACCCAATACTGAACGTTCGTCACTGGCCGGATGGCGTGCCATATTGCCTCCGCATGACGTTCTACCCGACGCCATTGCTCCGCGAGGTTCACGGCGAGGACGCCAAGGCCGCTCGCCTCGCCCGCATGCTCGAAATCGAGGACGAGGTCTTCCAGACCGCCGCGGGCATCCTCGAAGCGACCCTCGACGCGTGCCACGTCTCCCCGGGTCAGGAAGAACCCCCCGCCGAATGGGTCGAGCGCCTCGGCGAGGCGGCAGCTCGCCGGCGGCTCGAGGTCGCGAAAGCTGGCTGGGCGCCCCGCTCCCTGGCGCCCAACTTCATCGCCGTCGCCGGTCAGATCTACACCGGCATCGCGCGCGCTCGCCGCCAGCAGCCCCACCAGGGCCCCCGCGAAGTGAACGCGAAGCTCGTGCTGCCCGCGCCCACCGCCGCCGGCATGCCGGGCGCCCCCGAGTACCCCTCGAAGGAGGTCGAGTGACGAACGCCCTCCTCACCGAGGCCGAGCGCGACGTCGATAGGCTGCTCGAGCAAGTCGAGCAGCTCCAGACGCAGCTCCAGCAGGCCCGCACCGCGCTCGGGCGCGCGCTGAAGCCCCAGATCAAGGGAGGGCACCCCTGGCGCGTTGGCAGGCGCGTCGGGCGCACCCTCTACGACGCGAACGACCAGCTCATCGGCGTGATGGACACGCCCGAGCTCGCCGCCCAGGTCGTCGCCGCCGTCTCGCTGCAGGGGGCCCCGTGAGCCTCGTCGCCGGAGCGCGCATGGTGCGCGCGGACGACGGCATGCGGGGCGTCGTCGAGCTCGTCGCGATGCCGGGGTTCGAGCAGTACGAAGAGCTGCGCATCGTCTACACCGATCGCGGCGAGAGGCGCCTCGCCGGCAAACGCGAGGTGTGGGAGCCCGAACAGGCGCCGCCGCGCAAGCTCCGCGAGGAAGAGATCGCGCTCGTCGCGCTCGCCGCCGACCAGCAGCTGCGCGCCCTCGACTCGCACTCCGCCTTCCGCTGGTGGGAGATGAGCGCCTCCCTCGTGCCCCACGATCCCTCGCTCATCCGCGCGGTCACCGAGTATCTGCAGAAACGAGGGTGACGTGCTCGACCGCTCCCTCTACCAGCCGAGTCCGTGGAGCGCGAAGTATCATGAAACCACGTGTGACGTGGTGCTCGGCGGAGGAGCAGCAGGCCCCGGCAAGAGCCTGACCCTGCTCTGGGACAGCATCGTCACGCAGGCCGTCGTCGAGCACGCGCGCATGACGGGGCAGTTTCTCGACCAGTTCCCCGAGTGGCTCGCCGATCTCTGCCGCAAACACCCCATCCGTCAGGGCGAGAGCGAGGGGCACTGCTTGCACATGCGCCGCACCATGCCGCAGCTGCAGGAGACCATCGACCGCTCGATGCGGATGTTCAAGAAGTTCGACCCGGACGCGAACTACTCGAAGGAGCTTCACCGCTGGGAGTTCGCGAGCGGCTACAAGTACACGTTCGGGCACTGCCGCGAGAGCAACAGCCACGAGGACTACCTCTCGAAGCAGTACACCGCCCTCGACCTCGATGAGGCCTACCAGTTCGAAGAGAAGCAGTACGAAGAGCTCGACGGTCGCGTGCGCACCGCCGACCCCGTGCTCAAGCATCTGAAGCGCACGCGGCTGATGAGTAACCCCGCGCCGGGCTGGCTAAAGGAGACCTTCGTCGTCCCCGAGCGCAAGGGCAACACGATCCTGAAGAAGAAGGTGCTCGACCCGCTCACGGGTGAGTTCGAATGGAAGACGATGCTCTTCCTGCCCGCGACGCTCGACGATAACCCCGACAAGGGCTTCGTCCGCGACTACAAGTTCAAGCTGCTCTCGAAGCCCGCGCACATGCGGGCGCGCTACCTCTATGGCGACTGGGATAGCGTCGAGGGCGGCTACTTCGAGGACGACTACAACCCGGGCGTGCACGTCATCGCGCCGTTCAAGATCCCGCGCGACTGGCCCAAGTTCCGGATCATGGACTGGGGCTTCAAGACGCACGGGACGTGCATCTGGGTCGCGCTCGACCCCGACGAGAACATGTATGTGTTCTACGAGTTCAACTTCCGGCTGATGAAGGACGCCGAAGTCGCCAAGCGCATCGTCGAGATCGAGCAGAGCTTCGGGTTCTGGGACAAGCGCGAGGGGCGGAGCCGCCTCATGAGCTCGGTCGCCGACACACAGCTCTGGGAGGAGCGCGGCGACTCGGGCAAGAGCAAGGCGGCTGTTTTTGCCGATCACGGCGTGTTCTGGGAGCCCGCCGACAAGGCCTCGATCCAGCGCAACGCCGAGCGCGTCGCCGAGCGGCTGCGCGACTACGACGACAAGCGCCCGCCGGCGCTCATGATCTTCGAGAACTGCAAGAAGACCGCGGAGATGTTCTCGTCGATCAAGGTGGACGAGAAGGACTCGCTCATCCCCGACAAGACGAGTCCGCTCAAGCATTGGTTCGACGTCGTCGCCTACGGCGCGGCCCGCGCGAGCCGAGGCCGAGGCAGCATCGTCATGGAACTGCACGAGTTCGACCGCCCCGACAACGACAACAGCGACGAGCCTCTGCCCAAAGAGGGCGGATTCGGATACGGGAGCTAGCGCTATGACAGAATCTGTCACACCGTCCGAGGGTCCCCTCACCGAGGAAGAGGCGGCTCGCTACGAGGCACACGAAGCCGCCATGCACAGTCTCGTCGACCCCGAGACGGGCGAGACACCGCCGCTGTCGCCAGCCCCTCGCCTCGCCGAGGCGGTCGAGTTGCTGAGGGTCGACCCATCGACATACCGCAAGCACCTCGAAGGTTCTTGGGTGACGGAGCCCGACGATGCCGCGTGAAGAAGAGACGCGCGAGGGGCTCGACGCAGCGGGCCCTTCGGAGCAGGTGAACCTGCAGGAGCTCGGGCAGGAGACGCGCGCCGAGGAGCCCTTCGAGTACGACCCCGACGCGATGAACCTCGTCACCGAGTTCAAGGCGCACCCGGAGGGACGCGCCGCGCTCAAGCGCATCGGGCACAAGTGTCTCACGGACTTCGAGAACGCCTGGACCGCGACCGAGAAGTTCCGCAAGAACAACGCCGACGTCTGGAAGCTCTTCTCGGGTCTGCTCGACCCGAAGGACCCTCCGATGCAGAAGATGGCGAACGCCCACGTGCCGATCCTCATGGAGAACACCATCCGGATGACGACGCGTCAGGCGTACGAGCTCTTCGGCAACTGGACGAACGTCTTCGGCGTCACGCCCATCGGGCCCGATGACGAGAAGACAGCGAAGCTGCTCTCGCTACACGGCAACTGGCAGATCCGAAAACGCATCAAGGACTTCAAGCGGCAGATCGGGCACCGGGGTCTCCTGATGTTCGACTTGTTCGGCGACGTCGTCTGTCACAGCTACTGGGATCCGCAGCACCGGTGCAACCGGCATGAGGTTCTGTCGGCGAACGAGTTCGTGTGTGCGAACGCGCACGTCTCGACCATGCCGGACTTCTCCGACGTCTCCTGGGTGGCAAAGGTCATCTACATGGACGGGCACGAGCTCCGGAAGATGGGGGGCACGTGGGAAGATCTCGACACCGCGCTCAAGAACCTCCCTCCCGACTGGGACGACGCGACCATTACGCAGGAGCTGCGCCAGCAGGTCGACAAGAGCATCGGCGTCGACTCCTCCGCCTACCAGAAGGGTCAGTACCGCATCATCCAGTACGAGGGATGGGCGAACCTGCCGCCGTCGACCGCGACGGGCCCCGATGGGGAGCCGAACGAGGACAAGGACCGCTACTGCAAGGTCATCATCGACTACCAGACGCAGACCGTGCTGTCGCTCACCATCCACGAGCGCGTCGACCCGTACGAGAAGCGCCGGTTCGAGTTCCAGCAGCAGGAGCTGCAGCGCTATCAGGCGGGCGTGCAGGAACAGCAGCTGTTTCAGCAGGAGCTTCAGGCAGCGCAGCAGGCCGCGCTCGGACTCGCGCACGAGCTGCCCGCCGGGGGCGACGGCCCCGCGCAGGCCATCATCATGGGGCGCTCGCTCGCCGACATCCAGCCGCCACCCGCGCCCATCATGCCGGACTGGATGCAGGGCAATCCGCAGGCGCAGCCGCGCCCGCCCGAGAGCGTCCCCATCCGGATGTTCGCGCACGGCGTGAACATCGAGCCCCTGCAAGGCATCATCGGCCTCGGCACGGGGATGATTCACGCGAGCCAGAACAAGGCCGCCAACATCTCGCTCTCGGCCTTCATCGATCAGGCGACGCTCGGCAACTTCAAGAACTTCCTCGCCAAGGGCGGACTCAAGTTCCAGGACGGCGACACCATCCGCCTCGCGCCGGGGAAGATCCACACCGTGCAAGGCTCGGTGGATCTCTCGAAGGACATCGTCCCGCTCGAGTTCGGGCAGGCCAACCCCCAGTTCCTGCAGCTCAT